TCCGGCCCCCACGGGCGAGGCTTGATATTGTGCTGAATGTATTTGTATCCCGTGATTTTCATGCCTCTACCTCCTCGACGGTTGTGAACTTCAGTCCGAACCGGGCGATGTTGCGGGCCACGGCGTAGTCGTCGATCAGATTCACGCTGTCCTTGACGGTGAGCTGCTCTTCCACCGTGGGGAAGATGTTGGCGGCCGTCTCCTTGCAGGTCATGTCGTCGATCGGACGCCAGAGATCGAGACAGTACCGCCCAGCTACAGCCAGCCAGTTGCAGCTTCCAATGTTACGCCCATCGCGACGGAAGTAATCGTCATAGCGCCATCGGATCGGGGCGAAGTCGCAGCCGTTGTGCATGACCTGGTCAAAGCCGATCAGGTTCGTGATGTCCGGGGTTTCCGGATGCACGAGCGCGTCGGCGTCGATGTAGACGTTGTAGTCGTTGCCACGCCCCAGCTCGTAAATCTGCATCTTCTCGTAGGCGGCGGGCCAGTCCGGGAATTTACGGTCCTCTATCACCACGAATTCCGCTCCGATCTTACGCGCGTACAGCTTCAGCAACGGAAATGTCAGCTCAGTAATTTCCGGCTGCCATCCCCTCGTTGCCAGCGTGAACAGCACTTTCTTCATCTCGATACCTCCTGATGATTTCTGAAAGCGATGCCTCCAGATCGATCGTTGGAGTGTTGAACGGCGGAACAGGATGCACCTGATCCCTGTCCTCCGCATGAACGGCGATCACCTTCGATTTTGACTTCGCGAGATCAATGATAATCCTAGCAAGATCTACCATCCTGACGTATCTAGGGTGATACACCTCTACCACCGCACCTTTGTAATCTCCTGACATAAGCCGAAGCATGGCACAGATCGCATCATCAACATGCAGAAAAGACCGTAGGGCATTACCGTACACGAACAGATCCTGATCGTGGATTGCCCTCCATACAAAAGTCGGCACCACTCTGCCATCGTTTACCGGCATGGTGGGCCCTATCACATTTCCGAACCGAGCTACCCGCACGTCTACTCGAAACTCCTCTGCATAAATCCTGCACAACCTCTCTGCAATCTGCTTCCCTTGACAGTAAGCTGTTGGGACATTGCTGTGAACCTCTACTGTTGAAGCATGTAACACTCTGTCACCTGTCTCTCTGGCGTGCTCCAGCACCTTGAGGACTACTGTAGTGTTGGCGTCGATCACCCGCTTCGGATTTTCTCTCTGCCGAACAGGCGATCCGCAGCATGCCAAGTTGAACACCCAGTTCTCTGGCAGCTTCCTGGTCGACAAAACCCCTCCTATAAATCCGGTCCTTCCGAGAATCATCCCTTCCATCCTTAATAGACAGAATCATCAAACAAAAGCACCACAAGGATACAACCCTGTGGTGCTTTCAGTGCGACAGAAGCCGCTGAAATTGCACAGTCTTTACATACGTCTAAAAAGCTGATCCAGCCATTCGAGTAGCCTTTCCCACCAGCGCCTCTTTACCGGAGGAGCCGGATCTGGGTCGGTGCCACAGGCTTCACCGGAACAGTAAAAGCGAAAGGGCTAGAATATGCGCTCTCCCCCTCTGCATTTACAGCCTTCACCACCAGAGAATGGTTTCCCTTAAGGGCGGTAACGTCCAGCACAAAAGCCGCACTTCCTGCAGGCCACCCGCCGGTAGGCGCAGTGAAATATGAAGGATAGCCAGTAGGATTAACGGCCGCTACCGAAGTTTCTGCTCCACTGTCTACCTTGTAGACGAATGAAGTAGGAATGCCAACGCTACCGTCCGCAGCAGGAACATACGGTTCGGCTACAACGACCCAGGCTGAGGCGGGGGTCGCAATGCACACGAGTGCAGCAACAAGAATAAGTACCTTTTTCATCTGACGACCTCCTCGTTTTTCTCTTTCCACTCCTTCTGTTCCGCTATCTTCTCATCGACGACCTCGGTCAGAGGAATAGGATTCATTCTAGTGCCTGCTGGATCTGGAATAGGCGTAGTCAGAGCCTTCACCCACTTAAAGGTAAAGAATCCAATCAGCCAGGTGAGGATCTTATCGTCCCTCACCCTGTTATTCCTGATAGCCAGTATCTTCAGGTACGTCAGTATATTGGTGATAACAATAATCGTGAGTACGTTTTCTGCTGTCCACCGCAGAAGCTCCTTGATGGCGTAGTCCAAGACTGGATCCAGATTCGGGATCATCCAGTTCAAGTACCAGGGAATCTTTGCTACCTCATCCATGATTCCTCCCTAAAATACCCGGTCCTCCCAGCGGCCATCCTCCACGTCAGGAGCCTCCGGCCGGAGAGGAAGCCCCTTTTTGCGCCGATACTTGTATTTCAGCCAGGTACCCCAGCCGAAAATCACGACCCCCAGGTACATCAGCAGGGACAGGAAAAACCGCCACAGGACAATCCCGAAGGCCCTCCACTCCTTCCACCAGATCTCTTCGCAAACGAAGGCCTTCCATGCATCCAGTACGTAGGTATCCAGCAGTCCCTCGAAAAATACCAGGTCGCACTGCCGCTTGGGAATAACCTGATCGGCATAGTTCTTGTCGTGGATGGTAGCCGGGCGTTTCCCTCTTCCTCCCAGCAACATGAAAATGATCGGGAGGCGTGGCACGCTAGCGAAATCCGTAACGAATCCAGCCTTTGCAGTAAAGGACCGGGATAGCCATTTACTGCAGAACACCAGATCCTGTGTCAGCATCGACCAGGTATCATTGATATTCTTCGTGACGAAGTCTCCCTTGAACGGCATAGCCTCTCCTTACACATCTTTGAGATTGTCGGGCGGGGGAAGCTTGGCGTACTCCTCCGCGACGATTCTGAAAAGCTCGAGAATCTCTGCTTCGCTCTTTCCCTTCTCCCGCATGTACTGAAAGTACGTCTGTACCGTCAGCTTGACCAATTCGAGGATGATAGCTGCTGTCATTTGAACTGCCCTCCCAGCTTGTTTAGTAGGTTCATAATTTGCTGCTCTTGCTCCAGCGACGGCGCCTGCCCCGCATCAACCATAGCGGAATACGTATCGATCAACGGTTTAACCTGGACGAGCACTTTCTTCTTCTCTCGGAGAATCTGCTTCTGCTCCTCTGTCAGCACAGCAGGATTCTCCGTCATCGAGACGTAGTCGTTATACTGGCTGATGTAGAAAGACTTGGCAGCCATGATGAATTGTTTCTCCTCGCTTAGAGGAGACTGCATTCCAGTAAGCTGTGCGCAGCCGATCAAAAACAGCACCAGCAACAGGCCAAAAAGTACTCTTCTCCGCATACTCACGCCCTCCCTTCATGGGCCATAGAAAAATGGTTTCCGTCCTGCTTCTTGAAATCTCCGCCCCATCTGTTTCTGGAATCTAGGGTTTTCCAATACTCCCCGGCAAACCGGTAGTGCTCGGTCAGAGTCAGATACTTGCCGTCGAGGAAAATTGCCAGGTCAGCCGCCAACCCTGCACAGTGTAAGCTGTTCGGGGTTCCTAGTCCCATCTTGGCATACCATTCGGCCATTTTAGGGGGACGATAGACTTCCTTCAACGCACACTCGTACCCTTTCGACTTGATGAATTGAATGAGTTTCGCCAAATTCTGCGTAAACGCCATCTGTTTTTCGGCCAGCTCTCCCATCACACACCTCCTGCGGCATTCTTTCTCTTGATGATGATGTCTCCGGTCTCGAACTGACCGCCGTTATTCTTTATCGTATGCCCGTGCTGATAGAAGACGTCGCAAAACTCCCTCATAGTTTTGTTTGTCTTGCCTATTTCGGCCATGACGGCCATGTGTCGTTCTTCTTCCCTTTTCCTCTTTTCTTCGGACAGCTTTTTCTTCTCCTCAAGCTCTGCCTGCTTCTTCTTCTCCTTATCGGAATCGGCCTTCAGAATAGCCCTCTTCACAAAGAAAGTTACCATCCACACGATTATTGGTACTGCAATGGCGGTAGCTAGAGGGCCAAAAGTTAAATCAAGAACGTACCCTCCTACATGAACCTTGCTTGTGATCTCCTTCTCCACAGGAGCCTCTCCATGCCGATAGCAAGATATAAAAACTACCAGAGGCAATACAGGCATAAATACGTGCATCAAGTAGTTTAGCAGTCTCTTCTTCATTCCATGAGTCCTCCGTTTAAGACTTAGCCCATCTACGAACCCACTCCTCTATAGATAGCTTTATCTTAGGCTCCAGAAACATCCGATGAGGACGGCATTTTTCTATGACCTCCTCATATATCCTCATCAAGATCTCCTGTTTGCCTTTTACAAACTTCATGTAGAGCTTCGCGAACTCTTCTCCTCCGTACATATAGGAGGAGATGCAACGGTTTCTATGAAAATCGTCGTACCACCAGTTATATCCTCGTGGAGCGGCGTAGTGGTACAGAGGAGGAGAGGGAAAGATATTTATGGAATACCCGAGAACCGCCAAGGTGAAGTTTATAAAATTCTCTCCCCCTCCATACACTCCTAGTTCTGTAGGCCACCCGCCCAGCTCGTCGAATATCTCACGAGACATCATCATTCCACAGGTAGACATGCACGGAACTTGGACGACCTTATCTTGAGGATAATGTCGATATTCTGTGAAGGAATAGTGAACAACCGCTTTTTCCAGATCAGTGACAAGTTTATAAATGAGCTCTCTCCCTCTTCGATCCAGCATGTATGACAGAGGAAGATGCAAAGTGCCATGAAGGTCATGATGGTGAGCACGATAATACTCGAACATAGGATACACAGAATCTCTGGAAGGGACGCAATGAGAGTCACAGAACCACAGAAACTCCCCTGAAGAGAGCGATACCGCGTGATTCTTAGCCTGCCAATGCGACAGCTTCTTGTCATAGCGATCGACGATCAGCCACTGGTTTGTTTTCGAGAGGCCACTCATATACTCGAAGCCTCTATCCTCGACCCGTTTCTGGCTCTCCATAGTCTCCTTGTGGAAGTTATCCACGCAGATGATCTCAAAATCTGCTCTGCCCTCAAGCTCGCAGAATATGCTCTGAACCGTAAAAGCAATCTGCGGATACTCGTTGACGAAGGGAATGATCACAGACAGTTTTCCCTTGGTGATTTCCCTCTGTAACATAAATTAATCGGTCTCCTCCCAGTCGATTTTCTTTCGAATCTGCTTATTATACTCGAAGGCGAGTTCCACGGTCTTCACAGGAGTCCCGTTCCTCCTTGCCCACAGGGCAAAAGCACTCGTATCCTTCGGAAAGCAAGTCCCTCCGAACCCTCGGTCACCGTCGAAGCCGGGAACGTCCAGATGCGAGTTCCCGATGCGGCCGTCTGCAACAAACATGGCCTTAAGCTGGTCATAGTCCAGGCCAAGGCTCTGACAGACATCGTAAATCTCATTCATATAGGTGATCTTGAGTGCAAAGAAACAATTAGCCATGTACTTTATAAGCTCTGCTCCCTCCCAGGTGGTGGGAAAGATAGGGGTGCTGGGGAATCTTTTCCGGTAAAGGGCTGCCACAGCATGGCCGGATAGGGAAGTTACTCTCTCTGCTCCTATAACGATCCGGGACGAATTGATAAAATCGAGGCGGGCTGATCGGGCAGTTAAGAACTCAGGGTTCATCACGAATTGATGCTTTGGATACTTCTCTGCGTATTTTCGAGTGGTTCCAGGTACTACCGTTGACTTGATAACGATGATCTTTGTTTCTTCGGCCAGATCATTGATACCGGAGATCACCTCATCCAGTATATCGAGGTTCTGCTCTCCGTTTCTCCTCATAGGAGTAGGGAGACACAGAAACAGGATGTCCTGATTTATCGTTTCCTCAAGAGAATCAAAGGCTTTGGCCTTGTCATAGATCTTCAGATCCGCATGAAGCGAGAACCCTTGCGCAACCGCTCCTCCAACAAACCCACATCCGATGATTCCAAGCTTCATGACTGACTCCTGGTCCACTTAACAAAATGAGCCCGATTCCCTTGTTTTATCCATCCGTTCGCTATCTTCCACTGCTCTCCTATTTCCCTTATTATCGGGGGAGAATTCTGCGTAGCGTATACACCGTACCTATATTTCTTGACAACTTCGACTATCTTGTAATTGTAGTGAAACTGCTTTTCTGGATTCTTCCCTTCGTCGAGATACGGGGTTGTCTTTTTCACGAAATCTCCCCGTATCAGAGAGGGATGCCCACAGAATCCTAGTTCTGCTTTCCTTCCCTCCGGACATTCAAAAAATCGGCCGTTCCAGGGGTAAAAGTGTCCCCAGTTCTTCGATGTTAGGGTCTCCGTTCGCCATCGAGGAAGCCGAAGGACAGCAAGATCAGGCTCGCTCTCCATCAATTCCACCATTTTCGATAAGCTGACTGGGGAAAGCAGCTCCCAATCGTCCTCCAGATGAAAAACATAGGGAGCCTCGACCTGCATCCATACCCACTTAAAGGCCACCGGAAAGCTTGGCTCGCTAGGAGTCCGAGAAACTACAACAGGAGAATAGGAGCGGCAGACGTCAACCACGGATTTCTGAGGAACATCCAGCCCTACCGGGTCGACATTGATAATGAGCCTGCACTCATGTGCACGAAACATCCCATCAAAGAACGACCTTAATGTCGTCTCGAGGAGTTCCGGCCGGACGCAGGCTGTTATCGTGATGTCGATCATGACGGTTCTCTTATAAGGTGCCTGAACTTTTCCTGGTTCTCCCGAAGGTACTTCGGAAAGGTCTCGTCTATCGGAACGTACTGAACCCTCACCCCATTGTCTCCGACATAGAATATGCCCTTCCGTATCCTTTCCTCAAGGGCCTGCCGGATGGAATCATTATCCCTCTCTGAATGAGAGGTCACAGTCAGCTTCTCCCTGACATCCTCAATCCCTCCGGAAGCATGGAAGTGCCATCCCGAGGATGGGAGCATATTCCCATGCCTCCTCGACTTCCTGGTATCCCTCATCGACAGCTTCCTCTCGTCCCTGAACCATCGATAGGTGAATATCACGGTTCCGGGGATCCTATGAGAGAAATGCCCGTTCAAGGCGTACATGAGCATCCTCATCCTGCAGGACCATATCTCCCTGTTCTTGTCCCTCCGATTCAGGTACTCCTCCAGCCGGCTGGGCCTGATAATCTCATCTGCATCCGACAGCATGATGACATCATCGTCAGAGCACTTCGTAAGGGCTGTCTTGAGATGCTCCCGCTGATTATGCTCCACGGCCCACTGTCCGTGTTTCTCGGGAGGCATGTTCTGGATTGCAGCATCATCGAATACCAGGTGAATGATCTTGTCCAGAAAGGGAGCGAACCGTTCCTTGTTTCTCTCGAAGTACAGAGGTTTCGGCTTCTTTCGAAAGGTCTGGGTAGACTCGCACAGGACAAACTTATCGACATACGGCCCAAGTTCGTTTAGTCGAATCTCTAGCAGGTCCAGTTCATTGAAAAAAGGAAAACAATCATATATCACGGTTTTACCCAGTACCAGGAGGTGTCCGCCTTCTCTGGAATAATCAGCTTTACTCCTAGCTCTGCCACGAATTCGTCTACCGCCTGGATGACTCCTCCACCACCAGCTCCAGGCGCCATAGAGTAGTCGTGCCCAGACATGATTCCTCCGCTACGAAGAAGAGGCTCCCATGCGTGAAGGTCAGCTCGCACATTGTCATAATCATGCCCTGCATCGATATACACAAAATCGATCCTCTTTTTTCTCATGTGCTGGGCTGCCTCCACCGACTTTGCCCGAATCAGGACAGCCCTATCTCCAAATACACTCATTTTGTTGACCACTCGGAGATACAGATCGTCCCATCCCGCCTGCCCCATACTCGCCCGGAAGTGAGGGTAGGCCAGGAACGGATCGACCATGTACATAGTAAGACGTGGTACCCTATCAAGGAGGTAATACGACAGATCCCCTTTCCACACACCGACCTCTACCCCGATAATAGGCTTCTTCTGACTGAGAGATTCTATCAATGGAGCAAAAAAGTCTTCTCGCTCCTGGTGGGTTCTCTTCTTAGCCATCCACGACCTTCCTATAGCACCTGAGATTGTAGAAGTAGCTGCTCATCGTCTTATGATCTTTCACAGGAACCAATACTCTCCTGATCTTGGCCTCTATCTTTGGATCCCTGAAGTATTTCCTCTTTGAGAATTTCTTGTCCCAGTACTCCTCTGTCTGGAGATTCACATGATAATGCCCTTTCTGTCCGGGCGGAGCGATCGACAGAACCAGAACATCGGACATCCCGCAGAGATTGTCGACCAGATTATCCTCGTACTCCTTCTCGATATGCTCTACCACCTCAAGACACAGGCAGACATCCATTCGGGGGAACGAGAACTTTACCCGAAGGTCTTTGAAAAATACCTTCTCCTGGGGGCATACCAAATAGGGTCTTGCACAGGTAGACCCCTCGATTCCGTAGGCTGTCACTCCCCTATCGATAAAGCCCTGCACGAAGTCCCCTATTCCGCACCCTACATCTACCAGAGACGTTGGATTAAGGGCCTCCATGACGGCCGCACAGACCCACGGAACCCTCCACAGGTGGCTCTTGCGCCTGCGGAAGAACGCCTCCCGATAGATGTCTTCCAGGGACTTCATTTGTTCATCCATGCCTTCAGGTCCTGAAGTTGCTTTCTGATGTCGGGAATTCCAAGATCCCCGCGGTAACTGCAAAGACTCTTATCGTGTCCGTTCGGGGGCGCGAGAGCGTCTACCTTTACTCCGAACTGAAACTCGTCGTTGATGATGTTCAGAAGCTCATACTTGCTGATGGGCTTCGTATTCACATGAAGGATACCTCTCGGGGTCTCCGGACGAAGTAGCAGACTGTAGAGTGTCCTGGCCAGCTGCAGGGTGGTCACCCCAGACCAGATTTGGTTCGTGAATCCCCAGCACAGGGTCTGCTTCTTGAACCACTCGAACAGTCCGGTTGTTTCCTTGGCTATCTCCGGTCCGATGATTGAGGTCCGGATCGTAAGCGATGGAGACTTCACTTCCCCGAGCAACTTCGATACTCCGTACAGGTCGGTTGCGTCCGGAGTATCGTTCTCGTCGTATCCTCCCCGCTTTCCGGAGAATACACAGTCCGTACTGATGTGTATGAATCTTGCTCCGGTTCGTGCGCATGCCTCGGCCATGATGTGAGGAGCCACCCCGTTCACGGCCATTACCTCCTCAGGCTTGCAGCTTGGAACAATCTTCGTGACAATCCCCGCGCAGTTCACCACCGCATCCCAGCAACCCAGCTCCACCGCCGTTTCGAGGCTGTCCCTCTCAAGGAGATTGCAGTATACAGGATAGGTTCCTCCCTTGTCCCTTGTGGCGCCGAACACCTTTACGGCCCTCTCGGAAAGATAGGAATGCACCACGTGACCCAGCATCCCTGTTGCCCCGATCACCAATACCTTCATACCCATCCCTCCTTATGCAGCATATCCTGAATCTCGTTGATGGTCATTCGGTGCGTCTCATTCGAGGCGTACTCCCCTCTCAGGTCCGAGGTAAATGGGTAGGGATGGATGATAAAGTATCCGGGATACTCCGTGGTACGCACCATCTCCTCTTCGGAGATAAGTACCTCGTGAATCTTCTCTCCGGGCCTTACCCCGGTCACCTTTACAGGGTAGGATCCGGTGAAGTTCGCCACGGCCACCATAACTGCAGCCAGGTCAGTTATCTTGCAGGCGGGCATCTTCTTGATGTAGATGGAGCTTCTCTCGATGCTGGTCGTGGCCAGGAAAACCAAGTCGATGGCCTCGTCGAGGGTCAGCATGAACCGGGTCATCTCTACGTCGGTAATCGGAAGAGTCTCCAGCTCACGAATCTTGCTCTTGAAATAGGGTACGACACTTCCTCTGCTCCCGAGGACATTCCCGTACCGCACACAGATGAATCGAGTTCGCATGTGTGTCTCGGACAGGAAAATTCTCTCCTGAACAGCCTTCGTCATCCCCATGACGTTGACGGGCTTCACGGCCTTATCGGTGCTGATCGCCACCACAGTTCCCACGTTATTCAGGATGGCAGCGTTCTTCACGTTCTGGGCACCACAGATGTTCGTGAGTACAGCCTCGTACGGGTGCTCCTCGCACTGGGGGACCTGCTTCAGGGCTGCAGCATGATAGACCACATCAAGGGCCCTCCCCCTCATGGCGAAGTCCAGCCTGGAGAAGTCCCTCACGTCCCCAACAATGAAGGATACCCGGCAATCCGGAAACTGATCCCTCATGTCACACTGCTTCTTCTCGTCCCGGCTGTAGATGTAAACTTTCTCTACCCCCATGGACAGAAGCCGGCGGAGAATCTTCGTCCCGAAGCTACCGGTCCCTCCGGTAATCAGCACCCGCTTTCCGTTGAAAAACGAGGAGTTATAGGTCATCTCAGTCTCCTGTATGGAAGGTGGTATCGAACGACCAGCCTGTTCCACTTAGACCTCTCCGGTTCAAGGAGTTTCCTCAGGTCCCTCTGCTGCACACCGAGGCTACCGTGGTGATAAATCTGGCTGTTGATGATCTTGATCCAGTGATACCCGAGCTTTCTGGACCACTCGTACAGCCAGTCGTCCCCGAAGAACATGGTCAGCTCCGGGGGAATCGGAGGAATCTTGTTCAGGATTGGTGTTTTGAAGGTGAAGGCCCCTCCTTCCCTCCGAATCATGATCGCTGTCTGAACGGTGTTCGCCCCCTTCACCTCCTTCAGGGACATCACCAGCCTCGGACATACGCAGGCTGCCTTTGGGTCTTTCTGGAAGGCCTTCAGAACCATCTCGAAAAAGAACTTATGGATGGTCATGTCGTCATTGATGATGCAGACGAAATCGGAATCCTTCGACTTAGCGATTCCGAGGTTCCAGTAATGGTTTACTCCTTTCCACTCGTGTATGCGGGTATAGTCCACTTCGTATCCCACTACGGGAGGAGCAAACCCGGTATCGGAATCGTCGATGATAATTACCTTTGATGGACGAACCGTTCCGGTATCCAGGTCCACCATCAGTCTGGCCGCCAGCATGCACTGGGTAACAGGCATGACCACGGCAATCCTAGATTTCGTATTTATGCTTGAACCCTCTCGCATCCAGAATCTCCTTTTTCAGTCCCGGAAATTCAGCCACCAGATCAGGAGCCAGCTTGGCTATCTTCTCCACTCGAAGGGCAGCAAAGTGGATTACGGGCACTTCCAGGCATTTTACCTGACCCTTCGTAGACGACGCGATACCCTCCACCATCTTGAAGAATCCGCGGGTCTTTTTCACATACCCGTAATAGTCGACAGCGAATACCTCACTCGATTCGATAACCCTGCCCATGTGATGTCCGAATCGGCTTCCGAACAGTTTTCCCTCCCTCAGGGAAACCTTCTCGACCTTTCCTAGACAGTCCCTTCGGATTCCCTCGGCAAATACCCGGTCCTCAAATGTGGACAGGCGGTTCATCATGTCAGGAACTCCCTCCATAGAGCGGGTCGGTCCTTCTTCGGATTATTCCGGAAAAAGGTAAACAGCCTGTCCATGGAAGGAAGGATGACCTGGTCTATTCCGGTGACCTTCTCATGATACTCGAATACATCCTTCTTCTCTGCCGCCCTCTGGAGCATTTCGTGAATATCTACTGCCGTCTGGACAGGGTCATTAGGTCTCTTCGCCAGCTCAGATATTCCTGGGGCCTTTCCCATCCACGGGGGATGGTACTGAGGAAACCCAATCAGGACAGGAGTTCCACACCTCATAGCCTCGAGAGGCCCACGGTCATTCTGTCCTGCTGTGGCCAGGTGGACATACAGCCTGCACCGGCTGTAAATCTTCGCCATGTCTACCCTCTGCAGCATGCCAGGAAACTCGATTTCTAGTTCATTATCCTCGATGACTTTCGGAATGAGATTGGTGTGTGTCCCATGGAAGAACCGGCCTGGCATGATGCACTGAAGGTCTTTCAGAAACTTCCTCCTGTGCTCCACCAGGGCGCTCACGGTTCTCCACTGGCCCTTCTTGTCATGGATATGGCTGGCCCCCACACAGATATCATAGAGCTTATCCTGCTTGATCAGCTTGAACAACGTAGGGTTGGTGGGCTTATGGAATACGATATGCGCCCTCTGAGACTCATCCAGGAAGTTCTCTGCCACGAGATCATCGAAGATTACGTCCCAGAAGAGCCACTTCCACCTCTGGGTAGCTGCCCCGTAGAACAGAGTCCAATGGTCCCCGCATACCTTCTCCAGGAGGGGATACCAGGAGCGGAAGCCTCCCCTCACGTACAGGATGTCGTCCGGACGAAGGTACTTTTCCACCGAGGCAATACTCGGAACGACATACATGGGCATGTCCGGTCCGAATGCCTTCCACACCCCGGGGGTCCTGGCTCCTTCGATAAACACGGTGATGTGGTCGACTATCTTCTCCTCAAGCATGCGCTTGAACAGAAAATAGGTCCCCTCCGTGTCGAAGGTCTTTGCGTAGTGGCTTGTGGTGACCGGAGCCTTTTCCAGATCGTATGGGTATCCGTATTCGGCGGCTCCGTCACAGGTGTATATGTAGACCAGCCTCATACCCAGCTCCTGGATTCCATCATGACCGGAAGGTAGTACTTCTGGTACAGGTTGTTCCAGTTATACCTCTGGCGAACGTACGTCCTGAGCAGGACACTCTCGTTCTGCCTCATCCTTCCGTAGATGATGGTAGCCACGTCCTTGATCCACTTCTTCTCGTCCTCATGATGGACGTCCATGTGGTACGAGCCGAAATCGAAGTACATGGCGTTGTATCCAGAAATCTCGAGCTGCATGGTTAAGGATTTGTTCAGAACACAGAAAGGGGCTCCGGAAAGAACGGCCTCGGGAAGAACCAGGCCAAAGGACTCCTCCCTGGTGGGGAAGATGAACAGGTTCGCACACTGCATCAGTTCCCGGAGGATATTCTTCGGGAGACCGACGTCATACTTCGGAGTCTTGAAGTCTGAGGAGAAAATCACCTCCTTGTCCACGGCCAGTCCAAGGCTTGCTGCCAGCTTCTTGTACTGGTTGATGTCCTCCTTCTGCCGCCGGCCGGTTGCCCACTGGTTTGCCAGTACCAGGCATACACTGAGTCCGAACTGGGTCTTGATCTCGGAGAAAATCCGAATGACCTCGGACACCCTCTTGGCGCCCAGCCTGTCTACGGACGCAGGGTAGACCTGTACGACATCGGCCTGCATGACGGAGGGGTACTGCCGAAGGAACTCGCAGGTCTCGGAGTCAAAGTCGAACCAGGACCGCATATCCTTGATGTGAGGGATTACCCGGACATGATTGACCGTCCCCCGGAACTGCTCGGCCACCCGGATCTTGTCAGATTCATTCGGGTAGATGAGCTTGTGGGCGTTCCCGTACTTCGGAATGTTCCACCAGTCAGAGCTGGCAGTCGGGACGGAATGGATCCAGTGCATCCACCGGAGATTCGGCAACTCCTTCGAGGCCTCCATGCAAGCCAGCCCGTAGAGGATGAACCATCCGGTGAATACGAAGTCGTGGGTGAAGGCCACGTCCACATCCTTCAGGTCCTCCACCAGCACCTGGGCAGTCTTCTTGATGATTTCCCGGTGCTCTGGCGTGATGTCATTCTGAGAATGATAGTCCTTCAGATGGGCGAACGGGATTCTCTTGCAGAGCTTCACGTCCTCGCTGAAGGTCTCCCCGTTGTACTTGTCGTTGACGAACAGGAGAACCTCATTCCCGTACTCTGCCAGCATCCTTGCTTGATCTTTGACGATTCCTGTTAATGAATACCCCGGTAGGAACTCCATGAAATTGGTAAGAATGGCTACCTTCACGACCCTCTCCTTTCATTGGGATTCCACGTTATCTTTGCACTCATGTGCACGTGGTCGCCATTATGCTTTGATTGTATTTTCGATTCTTTTTCCCATTTGGTTACTTAAGTTGTCGTAGTCGTCGTAGAAATCGTGGTAACTGTCGTGGTAGTCGTGGTAGTCGTAGTTGTACTTGATGTAGATCCCACGTAATCCTGAATAAAGACATTCCCCTGAACAAACACAGTCGTCTCGTCCCAGGCGAAGCCAACCACCTGCTTGTTGTTCGATGGAGGTGTTTCGGTCAGCTCCCCATAAACAGAGTCCGACAAATACAGGGTAGCCCCTGGAGTCCAGCTCCATGCAGGGTTCTCCACGAATCCCTCCACGACGTAATACGCGGTTTCGTTCTCCTCACAGTCCTCAAGAAGAATCCCTGCGCATGGCTGGTGGTATCCATCCGCCCTCGCCGTGAGGATTCCGAAGTTCAGGAGGCATACCGCCTGATAGGCGGACAGCGCCTGCCTCGATACGGAGACATCGACGGTGCGCATGTAGTTCTCGTTCTCCAGATCGGAGAAGTTTCCTTCGAGAACCTCCAGCCAGTCTGTTGCTTCTGCTTCCTCGAAGTAGATCATATGATAATCCCATTCAGGTTAACGAACAGATAGTCCGCCATGATGCCGTACCCGACAATCTGGCGGTTTGTTCCCGGGTCTGACAGGGTAAAATCTCCTGTTCCTAGGTAGGCCAGCTGTCCTGGAACCACTCCGCTGAAATAAATTACCCCTCGCCTGGCAACCACCACGCTTTCCTGGGCCGATACAGCAGTGAGGGTAACCGCCAAGCACGGCCTCTTTGCCGCATCCGCCCTATCAGCCAGGTACCACTTTCCGTCGCTGGCAAGATAAATCGGTTTACGTGCTGAAATGGAGGCACCGACCGTAACGGTGAACCGTGAGTGGAGATGCTCTTCCACCTTAGAAAAGTTCGAATTGATAATGCTGACCCAGTTGGTCACCCCGTACGGTATCGTCCTGAATCCATATTTGCTTGTCATCAGACCTTCCTCACTATGAGTTCTATTTCCTCGCTTGAGTACTCCTCTCCGTCGGGTCCGTCCATGTAATTCCTGAGTGTGAAGGTAATGGCAGCAGGGGGCAGGAACAGAAAATCATCCAGGAGCATTGCCCAGGTATATGTGTACGTATTCGTGTCCAGGTCAGAAATCGTGCGCTTGAGAGTCGTTCCGCTGTATACTTTGATTTCGAACAGGCCCTCCCAGTCAAGAGGAAGCCCGGTCCCTCCTGCAGCCTGCATGCCTGCTCCAAGAGCCCGGACTCTTGGGTCCCAGTCCAGGACAATGTCGTCCGACAAATCGTAGAACTCGGGAGTGCTCCTGAAGTTTGCAGGAGGCAGCGGCTTATACACCCGGCCGACAATGGTGTAGGGATAGGCCATAGCAGACTCTGCCGGTGTGGTTTCCCTGGCATTGAAGGCCAGAAACTTGAAGTACCGGGTCACGCCAGGAACAAACTCGCTGTTCTTGATTACGTGATACTGGGCACTCCCAATGAACAGGAAGTGAGTCCCGGCAGGCCACTCCCTCTGGATGGTATCGAATCTCCCTCGGTAGATTCCTTCCAGCTTATATGTGGTCCCCGATACGGGGGTTATCGACTCAAAGGAGATGATTTCCTCGTAGGCCTCTCCTGTGGTCGAGAAGGCAACAAGCAGAGCCATGTTTGCTGTGCCTGCTGCGGCCTCGGGAGTTACCGTCTCAATCTTGCTGATCTCGAAGTCATCGAACTCCACCTCTATCCCTATCGTATCGTCCACAGAAGGGGTGTCCTCGGGATAGAGTGTGGTCAGCTTTCCGTGCTGATTGAACACATTGCTGAATCCGTTTGCCATGTAGCTGCTTCCGGTAGCATCGGTGGACAAGAGAACCTTATACCCGGTCTCGGTTCCTACCTTCCTTCCGACCAGAGAGACGACTACCACCTGTTCCCCCACCAGAGAATAAGGTAGTTCCGATACGTAGAGAACGTCGAGGTCTTGAAGGGCCAGAGGAGCCGCTACCGACTCATACCCGATTGTCTGCCTCTCTGGAAGTGCCTGGGACAGATACAGGGTGTCCTCTACGGCAGTAATGATAATGGACTCATCCGCAGGAGCCTGTTCCTCAACCTGAGTAACCCTGAACACCTTATCTATTCCGTTCGGGGTATAGATGATCCTCACGGCATCCCCCGGCTGGATTCGGAAGGCATTTCGATTCACGGGGAAGCTGATACTTGCGGCAGGATAACTCTCCTTTCTCAGGAGCTGGTCAGCTGCCCAGGTAGCGTTCTTCGTCGGTCCGAACAGACCATACTTGACGGTGACGTTATTCAGCCGGCCGCACTGAACGTGGATATTTGCCGGATCCTTTTCGTTGACCTCGGCATCCACCAGCTTCAGGCCGAACTTCTGATTCTCGTCTATGCTTCCTGGAATGATGGAAGCCAGTATTTCGGCAATAGGCATTTTACTCTCCCAGGCTGCACTTGAAAATCTTTACCGCTTGATTGAAGTAGTTTGCCGGAATAATAGAACGATGCTCGGTCCAGGTCATTCCGTTATCCTTTGACAGAGCAAAAGACAGCCTTCCGGTTGTCTCGAAACTGATAGCTCCCATCCCTGATGTCGGGGACCCGGATACTCCTTCCACATAAGGATCGAGTTCCGCTCGTCCATGGTGAGACAGAACAAAGTACTCATCACAATTATGAAGGTCTACATACGCCCCATATCCGGAGTGCAAGTCCTCCTTTTTCAGAAGAGTCCAGGTTGAGCCGCGATCAGAGCTAACGTAGTAATATAGATCCCACATGGTGGCTCCGTCTTGTCCCCAATCCATCGTGGGAAGCCAGGAGCCAACAAACACCATGTTTGCTCCATTTGCGAGGCAGCAGGTATTCAGCCACTCCCACGCTCCTCCGCTCGGAGGCTTCAGAGGTAGGGTCTGCTTCTTGCTCCATGTGGACCCTCCATCTGTGCTGACGTAGTTGGTTGGGTATCCTCCCCAATAAAGAAACACAGACAGTTCATTTCCCTTTGCGCTGATCGTGATGCTGGGCCAGGTCATATCTACGTCGGTGATAAACACCGAATGAATCTTCTGCCAGGAGGCCCCTCTGTCCGTAGATCGATAGATATCCAAATACGCATCATTATCCCCTGCTTCGTCTTGCTGAACAGCTATATACCCATACCCGTTTGTCTTATCAATTACTCCGGCTACCTGCTCTGCCTCCAAGAACGATCTGTACAGGGTATAGATTGCATTTGGGTTCCACGTTACTCCGTAATCCGTAGTCCTCCACACCACCAACTCAGCATAGGTCCATGTAGGATCATACCTTACATCCAGAATAAATCCCCATCCGTCCTTATAGAGGTCTGCTTGATAAGGGTCTGGGTCTCCTGAAGTCTGATCGCCAAAAGTAAAATAGGTCATAGACAACGGGCCCATAATTCTCTCGTCGTTCATGCTATTACAGGCCCATGCTACTTTATTGTCGTCAAGAGAATGAAGATCAAATACCGTATAGGCTCTCTTTGTTCCCTTAGCCAATGAGGTTACTCCTACAGCACTACAGCTTACACCATAGTCTGACTGGACAATACCAAGAGTCCTCCACTGTGCAGGAGGAGTTACTGCCTGTGTCTGGGTAGCAAAGATGGCCCCGACGGCTCCGGTATACTCGCCGGATACCGTCACCTGTTTCGGTTGCAGCATCTCGGTTGCCATGAACACCCCGGATACATTGTAGTCCATACCAACGTGAGCGTTCATGAACACGATAAACTCAAACTCGGTCCAGGCAGACTCTACCGTCCTCTTATAGTACTGCACCTTGATGTCGTTAAACGTGTCCTGCCAGGTCTTCCTGGAGAACTTCGGTTTATCCAGCATCTGCTCCTCTGTGATCACAGGAAGCGCAGCTATGGCCTGATCCGCCCGTATGAGTTTCAGTTTCCATTTCCCGTCGAGGTCCTGCTGGAGTACCCCGTCTATGTGTTTCAATACCGAGTCGATGTAGGTCTGAGCTGCTGTCTGAACGTCCATTAACAGGCTGATTCCATGACCCTCTCCATATAAGGCTTCCGCAACATCAGAGAAGGAGTCTGTTCCAATGTCTCCTGCCGGAATCTCAAGATGCTCGAGAAGCAGGTAATAGATTGCGTGGGCGCCATTGTAGTCGAGTGCGTCGATGACCTCCTTGTCACTCCATGAGTAGATAGGGCTTTTCTGGACGACGAACTTATACGTGGGCATCCGGTTATAATCGCCGATATACCAGTCCTTGAACACCACGTAGCAGAAGTCCCCGTAATAGGAGATGTCCGTGTCTACGTACTGGTCTATCGTTGGGTCTACGGCCGGATTCGGCACTCCCCAGTACAGGCGGAATGTGCCCCTCCCCTCCACATAAATGTCCACGTAGGCTTCGGACCCTCTGACAATGGGACTTCCCCACAGAAGGTTATCGTCTTCCCACAGGCTGTAAATAGCATCCACCGGACCCATGCACAGGCCGAGGGCCCACGTCAGGTAGTACCGATACCCTACCGTTTGGGATCCTCCTCCCCCTCCCTTTCCACCACTCACCTCCTGAGTAATTGCCTCGTTTCTGCTGTTCCAGTATCCGAACACGTTTCCGGAGAGCTGAGAGGTCCCGAGCAAGTCGGGGATAACCACTCCTTCCTGTGTAGACGTGAAGGCAAAGGTCTGGGGCTGGCCGGCTGATGGGACATCCGGGGTTATCGGGTCTACCCATGTTCCGATGGCTGACCCTATCCCCATCCCGATGGAGGCCCCGATGATGAACGGGGTGGCCCCTCCCATGGTCACTACCTCGAGAGCGACCAGGCCAGCCACCGCAAGCGCTCCGAGGGCGGCTCCACCAAGAGAGCCTATGAAGGTTCCCATACTCATGCTTTCACCCTGTACACTCTCCGAATCCGTGACTGAAAGTACGCATCTTTATAGCTGCTGCAGATCACGCCGGAGGCAAACACAGCATGGTACAGCATACCATCACAGTAAATCGCCACATGGCTGTTCACATTTCCGAACTTGAAAACAACCACGTCCCCGTTTCTTGGGTTGATATCGGGCTGAAGTTCCAAGGTCTTCGCGGAGTCCAGTCCCTCAATCATCATATCCTTGTGCTGGTGCTGGTGCCAGTCCTTCGGATACTTTGGAATCTTAGGAGACCGGATTCCAAGCTCCTCGGTCACTCCCTTAACCATGTGGAGACAGTCCGTTCCGAGTCCCTTTACCCCAGCGTGATGACGAAAAGGTGTTCCCAGCCACTCTTTCAGGGTCTTTCGAAGAGCCTCCACTTTTTCATAATCGTCAAAGAAATAACTCATCTCTTTATCCATAGAGTAGGATTGTCGTAGGGAATGAACGAGAATCCAAGATGCTTGACCAGCCTCTGAAACACAGTATTACAGACAAACAGGGTTCCATCGCATCCCGGATACAGGTCGACAGAGTCGCTTACAGCCAGCCCTACCATTGGATACCTGAAGTACAGAGTGGCTGCGCTGGAGCTGGACTCCTCGTCCACGATCATCCTCCTGTCATATCCCTTGAACATCATGCCCCTTGAAAAATACCCGAATCCTGCATTTTTACACAGGTTCAGGCGAACCGACTGTACCCATGTTGCTCCCGTTGGGGCCACCTTGACACACAGGGGGCTGACCACTTCTGTTATGGTAGCCGTCTCCTTGTAACTGGTGGGATCTGCCCCGCATCGAACATCGTACACGGAGTAGTTGCACTGGGGCTGATACCGGAATTTAGGAATCGGCCTCTTGATCTTTGTTTCGTACCCTTTGCAGTCCAGGGTAGCGGCGTTTCCCTGGAACGAGAATCCGAATATCTCCCCGATGAAGATAACCCCTGCCTCATAGGGGGACTGATCGGAGAATATCCGCAGTATCCTTATGTTCAGGATATCCACAGGATTCGTGGCGATGTAATCCAGGACAGGGTCTATCAGAGACGATGTCACCTTCACGCTGGAAGGCTCGAACTGCGTCTGATTCTGAATGGACGTTCTGCTTATTGCCGCCGGGCTGTACACATTGCCATCGTAGGTGATCGGCACGTCTGCGCTGGTGTAGTAGAAGTGCTCCTCATACAATGGAGCTGGACTCGGAGAGGTATACTTCCACGTCCAAGGAAAGGTTCGGTACTCCGACCAGACATGATAAAGCTCTATCGGCTTTCTGGTTGCCGCCTCTTCCTTGGCTATATACTCATTGCTTGCTGTTTTCATGGGGCTACCGTTGTCGTCGTAGAGGAGCTTGTGCTCGTACTCGACGACGAGCTTGTTGTCGTAGAGCTGCTCGACGATGTGCTTGTCGAGGTACTGGTTGTACTTGTGGTGCTGGTAGTCGTTGTTGAACTCGTTGTCGTTGCAGAAGGAGTACCCTGGAAGCATCCGATGTTCGGATTCGGATCGGCCGTGTACGGGGTAGACGTTCCAGCATCAATATATGGAGACCCGGTGACCAGCTTTCCTTCTCCGGTCAGCTCGGGATCGGTAGTCAGGTCCGTTCCATCCTTGGTGTCCCCGCTGATGTCCGTGGTATTCCAGTAGAAGCCGTTATAGGTCTCATCAAGAGACGTGCTGGAATTCTTTTGAAGACCTGTCGCCAGCCCCTTGAATATGCTGTTTCGTACCACAGCAGAACTTCCGGTAAGGCCGTACAGATACACTCCTCGGTACCCGTAGGAATTCTTGAAACCGACAAAGGTGCAGTTATAGACATCCGTGTACATCTTTCCAATACCGGAGTAGCTGTACACTCCATACGTAGAGTAATTGGTGACCCTCTGGTCGAAGTAACATCCGATTACCCTGATTCTGCTGTCTCTCGTTGTTGCGTATGCCGTACTGAGAGCATACGTGGCTACGGTGGGCTTGAACCTGAACGTGATGTTTCGGACGTCCATGGTCAGCCCTATTCCGTCCAGTCTCCACAGGTACTCACCACTCCACCCGTCCACGATTACGTCCAAGAAGTTTCCTGTCTCGCTTTCGATTCGGACAGACATCTTCCTGAGAACAGCCAATTCATTAGAGTACACACCACTCTTGCAGATGATGGTGTCCCCTGCTCCGGCTGCAGACATGGCCCGATAGATTCTCTTCCATGGATTCGAGCTGGACCCGTCTCCTGTATAGTCATCACCACTCGGACTGACATACCAGGTCTCCGGGACTCCCGTTGTGGTAGTGGATGTGGAAGAAAGGGTACTCGTAGTGCTGCAACCAGTGGTCACCGTGCTGGATGAAGTGGAGCTGACAGTCGTGTTCGTTGATGTCGTGGAGCTGTGGGTAGTTGAGCTTGTACTGAAGGATGTGCTGGTAGTCGACGTCGTAGTGGACGTGGAGGTAACTGTGATGCTCTCGTCGATATAGCCGGTGACCCCGTCCGTGGCAAAGGTAATCTCACAGGAGGCTACCGTATCTGTGTAGTACTTAATCTCAATCTCGTCCTGCTCGAATCGAACCAGAAACAGAAAACAGGCAAACAGACCTCCTACATCTGCCAGGGCGCATGCTTTCCCTATTGGTCCGGCGAGTGTCAGGGTCCCTGCTGCATCCTCCTGGATGGATACGATCACATAACTCTGATCGGGCCATTCTATGTACAGGAATCTTCCTGTTATCGGGAAGTTCCTCCAGGTCTGCTGATAGTCTATGTCTGAAATGACCAGGGTAGCGTCAGTATCCAGGAATCCATCCGTTATGACCACATCCCGGGTCCACGTGGGAGACCAGAAGGATTCTGTCCTTCCGAGGCGGGCATCAAAGAAATTCACCAGAGACCAAAGATCAGCCCTCGTTGAGAAAAGGTACTCCGCGGAGAACTTATAGGTAGCCTCCAGCTGCACCGTGTCCAGGTCGTCCAGCCCTATACCGGACAGGATGGTGGTAGGCATCTTGTACTCTGCCCGAATCCCGGATACCCAGTTCGGCCGGATCAGGAGAATCTCCTTGTCTTTGAACGTGGGCATTATCCTGATCCTTCCAGACGGAGTTCTGTGGCCTCAATGTCCAGTGACCCAAAGACCGCCGATACCTTCCTCTCAGAGGGATCGGTCAGCCTTGCTGGAAACATCGGGAATACGACAGCCCCGGTAAGCCAGTCGGCCGTTACAGCCTGGGTGATGGTGAAGTAAGACGCAGCAACCGTGTCTATCTGAAGAGCCTCGTACACGGTAAAATCATCCATATCCAGAAGGAGGGCAAACCCGTCAGCCTTGAAGTGACGGTAGGTGGTGTCACAATTAATGGTGGTGGCCCCTATGAGAGAATCGGCAGTCAGATAGGCTACATCAGGCCAAATAGGAACTCCCCACAGGGAATGGGAATAGGAAAACATATTCCCCTTTATCCACGAAGCCTCAGCATCGCTGAACTCGGATACTTCGAATTTCTCCTTCAGCCGGTATGTGGAAAAGTAAGAAGACCTCTTCTCGTTTCCCAGTACCCCTCGCTGAATTCCAGTCATCCACCGATGAGACACAGCTACCTGGCTCCCCCACTGAGGGGGAATCGTCCAGAATTTCTGGATGTCTGCCAGAATGATCATCGTAGTATCTGCTTCACCGCCGCCGCTCGGGACGACATGATATTCAGGACAGCCGACTGTCCGGCCGGACTTGCCAGGTACGAATCCATCTCCCTCGGGTCAATCACATTGATAATCGTAATCGGCTCTTTCTGCTGTTCCTTTGCTGAGGGGATGGAAACAGAGCCTCCCGATGCAAAAGCATAGGATGGCATGGAGATGGATGGAATCTTTGCGGTGAAGATGGCCGCCCACTCCTGGGGTATCTCGACCATTCCTCTGTTCAGGGCCTCGATAAACCGGACTCCATACTTCGACACGGCGCTCTTCTGAAGGACGTACTCGCCTCCCATTGCCATGATTGGAACATCATCCTTGCTTCCAGACCCTCCCTTGATAGGTCCGCCCTTTGCCATAGCGGGGGGCTGCTGAGACATGATTACAGCAATCTGCACGGCGCCGGCTGCTGCGATCGCTGCGGCAAGAGCCATGCCCCACGGACCCAGCTTCAGGGCTTCCGTTACACCGGTGGCCACGTTTGCGATGGCAGTGGCTACGTTCAGGGCCTTCTGAATGTAGAACCACTGCTTCTGTTTCTTCCCGGTCAGCTCATACAGTTGTCCGAAGGCATCTCCGAGGGTGGAGGTGACCTTTCCAGCAAAGGCAAACTGATTCGACAGAACAGTCAGATACTCCTCGGTGAACTTCACCCCTTTGGCTATCTGTCGCTTGTTCCGGGCGTCCCTGATCGCCTCGTCACCCTCTTCGAGTCCGGTCACTTCCTTCAGGTGGTTGATCAGGAGCTCGGTTTCCACATCATACTGCTTCTGTTTCAGGGCCAGGTAGTCCATGGCCCCAGCATACGGGTCCTGCTTATTGATGGTGTCTTCCTGGATCTTCAGGAGTTCGGCCTCGTGCTCGAGAAAAGCCTTCTCCTCCTTCGAGAAGTAGTCCCGGATCATCCGGTCTCTGGCTTTCAGCTGGTTCTCCTCCATGATCCGGCGCTCTTCCGCGCTGAGCTGCTTGTTGTTCCTGGCTATCTCATCCTGGAGATCCTGCTGTCGAAGCTGCTCGTCGAAGGCCTTTCTCATGTCCTTCAGGCTATCGTCGTATCCCTTCTGACGCAGCTTTGATTCGTCGATGAGAATCTTCTGCTCCCTGTCGAAATCCTTTTCACGGAGCTGCTGGCTCTCGATGTCCGTCTGGGTGGCAACCGTTCTTCTCTTCTGCACGAGGGTGACGAGCTGCTGTTCCAGGACAGGAACCTCCATCGGCTTTGTGGCTTCGGCCTCCTTGATTTTCTTCTTGGTCTCGGCAATCTCTGCATCCACCTCGGCCAGAGTAACCGCACGCTTCACGTTCAGGTAGGTCTCTATATCCACCAGCCGCCTGTCGTAGTAGTCCTTGTACAGAGCGAGGGTCTCATCGTTATAGAGCTTGTCCTCCTGTATCTCAGCAGAACGGATACCCCTCTTCTGGGTAATGGTCATCTCCATAATTTGAAGGTTGTACTTCCTCCGGATGGAAACCTCCCACTCCCTTGCCAGAACCTCGGCCTCCTTGTCTCCCGCCTCTGCTCTGCGTTTCAGGGCATCATACTCGGTGTTCGCTTTCCGAAGATCACGGAGCTCCTGCTCCATCTGCAGGGATACCCGTCCGGTTGTCTCGGGCATGGCGGCAATCTTTGCCTTCTCTACAGCGTTCTCCCGAATCATGGCGTTTAGGGCAGCGTAGTTCTTCGCCGTGGTCAGAGCATTGACTCCTGCCTCCTTCTCAGCCTTCGTGGTCTGCCTCCACAGACCGGTGTTCTCGTCCTTGATCACCTTTCCGTCCTTCATGGCGTCGTACAGTTCCTGCTCATTCTTTACCGCCAACCCGGTCTGCTTGTTGAACTCTCCGAGTGTGGCGCTTAGAGCTTCCTGGGCACTCTGGGCCCTCTTGGTCTGCTTGTCCAGCCTATCGAGAGCGTCCAGATACTTCTGAACCACATCCCACAGCTCGACCAGCTTCATGAGTACGAGTCCGCCTATGATGGCAGCAAAAGCACTGAAAGCGACTGCTGCAGCTCCACTCGTTGTAATGATGGCAAGTAGAGCTGTTCTTGCAGAAAGGATGGCCGTTGATAATCCCTCGAACATCAGGGTGAGTCCCTGGAGGACAAAAAATCCACTCATTGCCGCAAGTGCGGTCTTTGCAAGGCCTGCCAGTACCGTAAAAGCCTTAATCAAAAGGCCGATGGCCACGAGGGCTACCCCTATCGATCCGGCGATAGTTACAACAGACCCGGCAAATGTAGCGATCTCCTTCTGAACAGGAGACATGGTGTCCAGCCACCTCTGAAGAGCCTGAACCCACTCGGTGATCTTATCCACAGCCCGGGTAACCGGTTCCAGGAAGTTCTTCCCTACGGTCTCGGCCAGGGCCACGATGGAGTTCATCGTCTTCCCGAGGGCCGCGGACAGGGTAGCAGACTGAATATCGGCAGCCCTCTGAGCCGCTCCGGTGGTTTTATCGTACTGCCCCTCCAGAGTTTTCAGGGCGTCGATATTGTCCATGATAATCTTGATGGCTGCCCCTCCCGATCTGGAGGACAGTCCAAACAGGTCTGCGATGATCTTCGGATCGACCTGCTGCTCCTTCAAGATTTCGATGGTCTTATAGAAGTCCAGGACGCCTTCATTACTCCGGGCCGCCTCAAGGCCCAGGTAGTGCATCAGGCGCAGCTGCTCTCCTGTCTGTCTGGTGAGCCGGGAGAACACGAGGTTCAGCTCATCGAGGCTGTGACCGCTCTTCCCAAGCAGGTTCGACATGGCCACGAGCTGCTCCATGGACACCCCGGCCTGTGTTGCAAGGGGAGCCACCTTCTGAAGGGAGCTTGCAATCTGCGTAAGCGACTGGTTTGAATTGAGGGCTGCGTAGGCCAGCTTGTCCACGGTGTCCGAGAACTGGGACATCGGAAGCTGGAAGGCCTGTAGGGTCTGAATGGCCGCCTGGGCCGCCTGGGCGGGGGTAGTACCGGAAATCAGGGCCAGATTGATGACATTCGCCATCTCGGTCCAGGCCTGGGAGAGCTCCATCCCTCCCGTTACCAGGGTATCAAGGGCTGCAGCCAGGTCCTTGATCTGGTACTTCGAGTTCATACTGAACTCGGTGATAACCTTCTGGCTGTGCTCGAACTCCTCGTCCGTCATCTGGACGCGGGCCCGAAGGTTGGCAAAGACCTGCTCCACCTCGGAAGCCATGGCCGCCAGGGATCCCATCACGACAGCAATGGATCCGGCCAGCCCTACGAGAAGGTCTCCTACACGGGTAATAGACCAACCGGAGTTATTCATCCAGTTGACCACCTTCTTACCGAAGCTCTCTACCTCTGCACCACTCTCCTCGGTGGCCTTTTTCTGCTCGGCGGTGGCTTTTGTGGTGTTCTCGACGGCATTGGCTATGGACTTTCCGGCCTTCTCTATACCGGCAGCCATGGCCTCTGCGGCCGTTCCTACGGAGTTCAGTCCTTCCCCAAGAGGTACAGTCTGCGCGGAGGCGTTTTTCAGGGCCTCCATGACCTTACCGGCCCTTTCTCGAACCCCCTCTAAGGCTTTGCCGGTTTTGTCGACTGCCTCGATAAGAATTCTTAATGTTATATCTTTCTGATCCGCCACCTTTCGCTCGCTCGCGCGCCTCCTCTATTGCAGCCTTCTCGCGAGACGTCCTCTCCTCTGCGAGAGTCATCCAGAGCATGAGGTGCGGAAGGCTGCACTTCCGCAGTTCTGAGAAAGAGTGGCCCTGTGTAATGAGAAACTCCACGCAGGAGGCTATCGCTCGGTCGAAGCGCTGCCCTTGATGCCCTGACCCTTGCCTCCCAGCTTCTCTACCTTTTCGGCCAGGGCTTCCCATTTTCCCATGAGTTCTTCGGGAACATTCATGTCGATGAACGCGGAAATCATGTCCGGGAGGTAGGTATGGGGTATCTCAGACAGGGGGCGGTCCACGCACTTTCTCAGCAAAGCCATGATGTCCTTGCTAGCATGAACCGCAATAGAAAGCTTGTCGTCATTACTGCTGACGATAGCAAGAATCCGAACAAAGCTGTCGAGTACGTCAGGCAAATCCTCAATCGGGATAGGGGTCATAATGAATGACCCCCTATCCGTCTTGATCTCAGTCTTAGGAAACAGGACCTTCAGGTCGTTCTGCTCAGCCATTTTCTCCTCCCTTGCACATGAGTGCACCATGTGCGGTCAATCAAGAAAATCAAAAGGTCTTTATGATGTCGTGGTCGTCGTGGTCGTATGGAACGTGACCGTGAAATACGGCGAAGACGCATGATTCGCCGTGTCCGCAAGACCAGTAGCCTTGAAGGACATAGTCATCCACTCGTTCCCGATGAGAGACATGGCGCCGCCGGGTGCCAGTTTGCATCGATGGAACACCCAAGTCTCGTTAGGGCCCACCGGATTGTCGGAAACGAACTTGATGGAATACTCCTTGTCAGTCTGAGTATTTCCGAGAAGCTGATTTCCGCTGACGGTGGCCTTCAGGAACATGGCCAGATTCGCCACGGATACTTCGTCGAGATCGAACGTCAGATTGTACCCCAGTTCGAGGGTGACACTCTTGTCCTTCGTCCTGAGGCCAGACATGGAGCTGTAGTGATCCAGAATCTCCTCGGTTACCTCACAGTCGAACTTCGGGCAGTTCCCGACGGGATTCAACGTAGAAGGAGGAGTAGCTCCGGACCACTCGCCAACATACAGCAAACCCTTTCCGAGGGTATAAAGAGTGGTGCTCGGGGAACTTGCGATAGGCATGGTGTTAACCTCCCTATGTTATTTTCGAAATATCCTCTATGTACTGCAGATCAAAGATCAACCCGATCCCTACTACATTGTCGCCCACCGGAGGCCGAAGAACCCTGCTTGCGCCGGTTTCCTGTATCTCCGAACAGGCCCTTCCCAGGCTTGTTCCGTCTGAGAATATGGCCTTTTTGATCTTCTGGACGAACAGTCCCAGCTCGTATGTGCTGGAATGCTCGGTCTCGGCATTGATGAAGGTCTCCAGGATCAGAGTAAGCTTTCTACGGTAATGGGGCTTTCCGCCCATCATCTTCCGATCAATGACCTCGTCGCTAAACTCAAAGAACTGAATGGCGGGGAGCTTATCTACCGTCGGAGGAGTCTTTGGGTTCCTTGCCGTGTAGACGACCCCGTCCACGCCAGCAACTCTTCTCCAGAACTCCGCTATGGCAGTTTCCCTTTCCCACATTACTTTTCCACTATGGCCTTGGTGATAATGTCGGTCACCTTCTGCAGGATGATCTCATTCTCTATCATGGGTCCCAGGATGCCCCCGACAGCCTGCTTGGAGTAGATAGCCCCTCCACTCATGACTGTCTTCGGTCCCTCTCTGGCGTATCCTCCAGTCTCGATGATTCCCGCATACGGAAGCGGGTTGCTGAAAGAATACCCGCCTTCGGTCATCGCCACTTCCGACCAGGAACCCTTCAGAGCCCCCGTGTCTACGGGAGTCCTGCTTTGGGCCTCTGACCGAAGGAACTCAACCGCTTTCAGCACTCCGGCCTTTATCTTCTGGACGTCGGGAACCTGTCCTTCCAGATTATCAAGACCTTCTACAGAAAGCCGGAGCTGAGTCATGCCTCACCTCTACGAAGTGGTCGACGTGGTAGAAATCGTACTGGCCGTACTCACGGTCGACGTACTGCTAGCAGTAGTCGTAGTGGTCGTGGTGGTCAGCCTCGAGCCGGGCACATCACCCATGAACAGGAAAGTGTTGGCCTGCCGGCCACCTTTTCCGATACTTCCGATTCGTACCTTGCCCATATCCTGAGCCTCCTTATCTCAACCCCCCGATTCCTTCGGCATCGACCTGCACGACTACGTCCAGGATTGGGGTTATTTTCTTGATGCGATACGTATAGCTCCCTTCCAAGAGCTGATCCCTAATGTTGGCGCCTTCCGGCACCTCGGAGGACCTGAAGACAAACCTCGTGAGCCCGTACTCCAGACCGGATCCTTCCGCATTAGAGGGAAAGCTGGCTCCTCCGCTGAATCCCAGAGAAGCATCGAGCTTTACTGCCCGGGCATCGGTCTCCTCAAAAACGTCCTCGTTATATCCCTTCTCCGCATTGAACTCGGACTTCAGGAAACGCCTCCAGACGATGTCCACGGCAAGAGCGTCGTCGTCAAAAAGACGGGGCATGAAGGAGCGGAGCGACGACTTTATCTGGGAAAATCCCATCACACCACTCCGCCTACGATCTTCATTCCGCCGCTCCACTTGCTGAGAAGGGCCGCGATAATCGTCTGAGTACCCAATTTTGCCTTGCTAAAGAGCGACGCGCCAGCCGGTCCTGAGAAAAACGACATATTCAACGATCCTCCCAGGGTGAACGCGCTGATCTCTCTTTCTGGGAAAGCCATCACTTCTGACTTCAGAATCACGCTATGCACGACCTGGAATGCCACTTCGCACTGCGCGTCCTTCACCTCCTGCGGGACCGTGGGCTTGGTGAGAGTCGATGGAATGTCGTCCATCGTCAAGTACTCGTCCTCGCTGGTCGGGTAGCCCTCGTCCAACCGCCACCACCGGGGGAAGGCGAGCCTCTGCTCGAAGCAAGCCTTCGCTCCCCGGTAAGGCAGCAGGTTCAGAAGGAGGGCGGCCATCTTCAGTCGAAATTCCTTTTCACTACCTGTAAGCGCTGCCCACTCAGTGTGGCTAGCAAAGTGAGTAGCTGCCGCTATGTAGGCATCAGCTTCCACTACAGATGCATAGGAATTGGCGTTAGACGCGCCGGCAGTAGTAACAAGAGCCATGTCAGGGCCACCTCGCTTAGGCGGTGGTCGTCGTGGTCAGAGCGTTCAGGCCGGAATCGGAGAATCCCTGGACGATGACGGCGGCATTCGGCTCTTCGAGCGCGAGGGCGCACCGCATGGTCAGGACGACAACCAGGACTCGCCTACGGATGTCTCTGTCGGCCTCGATGTTGATGTCGCGCTGGATGCCGAACACGATGTTGTCCGGGTAGCTCAGCCAGATCTTATTGTCCGGCATGAGCGCCGCGGGCTGCACCGGCACGCCATACGCGAACATCGGCGTGAAAGCCGAAACCTTCTCGTCGCCGAGGGTCGTCGCACGGTTTGCGATGCTGTCCCTGTACTCCATCTCAACATGGTGTGAGACGAAGTACTTCATGAGGGCGCGGTTCCTCAGGAAGCGGGTGGGCATCTTCTGGATGGCGTACTTGAAGAGCTCCTTCGTGATGTCCGTGGCCGCCGGGCGGTTCACGATGTTCGCGTAGGGGGTCAGCTCGAGGACGCCGTCCATGAGGGCCAGGTAGGCATCGCCGGACCCGGTGTTGCCCAGGAGAATCAGCTCCTCCAGGTCGAGAGCAGCCCTGTTGGCGATGAGCTGCATGATGGTGTCTTCGAGGCCCCCACGCTCGATGTTGTCCTCGAGGACGTCGTAGGGAATCCACACTTCGGCGATGATCTCCTTCGTCTCGAGTTCAATGGTGCCGAGGTCAGGCCTGGAGCGGTCGGAGGCTGCCAGGGCGGTCCCTGAGGCGGGAGCCGCACGGAGGATGCGGGACCCGAAGCCGATCTTCTCGATCTTCCGCTTCGGAGCCGACATCGTGACGGTTCGCGCCATGTTGATAACGGTGGGCTGATCGATCACCCACTGGATGAACTTGTTGGCCTGCTCGGGGTTGAGGTACCCACCCGAAGAAATCAGGTTAGCTACCGCAAGATCGGCCTTTGCGACAATGTCTCTTGTACTCATCGTGAGAAAACCTCCTTTTGATGTTGGCTGCTACTACTAATCCTTCGTCGGTCGAGCAAAGAGAAGCCCGGAGAAGGTACCGGCTTTGTCACTCGCCTTCTCGATGGGCTCCTCTCGGTAAGACTTCTGGGTTTTCAGAGTCGTCTTGAAGGCATTCAGAGCCTCCTCGATCCCGGCCAGCTTTCCGATCGCCTCGTCGTACGAAGCATGCTTCGCATCGAATCTGGCCATCTTCTCGGTGACCTCCGTAACGAACTTCTGGAAATCCTCGCGAGTGGCGTAGACTCCGAACTTCGCCTCGATTGCCGCCACGGCGTCGGAGACCGCAGACGACTTCGACTTGAACTCGTCGAACTCCTTCCGCAGAGCCTTCAGCTCCTCTGCACTCATGTTCAGGTCTACATGCCCTTCACCGGGCTTGTGAATGAGCGGCCACACCTTGTCGGTGTGCTTTACCGGGTCGATGGACTTGTACTCCTTCGCCTGGTTCAAGCACATCTCCGCGTAGGTGCGAAAGTTGTCGATGGCGGTCAGGATGGTCTGCTTCCTGAAACGAGAATCACCGTGCTCCTGCCGCATGGCACCGCCTACGACGTCTGCCATGGCATAGAGCTCCATGTACAGACCGTCGAGGGCCATGACATCGACCTGTTTGGCGGCTTCTTTCTTGTCAGCGAGCAATTCCGCGGACACCACGTACACCCCCTCCGACCCCTCGACGGGGGTTACCTCGAGCGATTCGAGAACGACGTCTTCCCTGGCGACCTGGGTATAGGACTTGTAGGTTTCGAACTCCTGGACTTCGTCGGTCCGGTGTCCCTCAAGTGCCTTCTTGACGGCGTCCTCGGAAAGACTCTTCGGAACGAGAACTGCCTGGACTACCTTAGACATGGAATTACCTCCTTTATCGGATGACTTCAGTATCTTGAACGGCGCCTGGTTTGCCCCGTGCTTCACGAGCGACACGAACTCAATGTCCGGATCGACCAGAAAATTGATGGTATCCTGGATAATCATGGTAACCTTGTCTTTTACCTTTCCCATTTCCTTACTCCAGTACTATCCTGTGAACGTGATCCAGCGAAAGATCGGTAGCGGTCCCTTTTGTGATGGGATGCCAATGACCCTGAACCGAATCCGTCCTTCCAGAAACGACAGATCCAAGATTATCCATATTCACAATAAACGTGTGCTCGTGCTCGGGAACCATTGGGTGAGTAGACTTCTCGGTGATTCCAGCCATCTGCTTCGTCACCTGAACCAAAACGGTAGCCGGATACTTCTCGACGGTTCCGTAGAAGGAAAAGCCGTTCAGCTCTCCCTTCAGAACCTTGTCCCAGACGTCGTCAGGACACTTCACGGCCAGCACCCAGGAACCGGGAACGAAGTCCGGATCCCCTTCCCTGGCAATAAAGCTTTCTACTACCTGACAGCCGGACTTCTGGAGGCTATGCTGAATATCTATGTTATCCACCTTACCGGTAGACAGAAACTTCCAGGCAGCCTTCCGGATTTCCTCGGGCCTCATGGTCTCTCGGTCGGTGTCGATGTGGTAGGGGGAATAGACCTCCCCGTATACTACCTTATGGGCCTCGTCCACCTTTGCGACTTTAGAATAGCTCTTCTTTCGCATCCTAACTTTATTCGACTTTCCTTTGATCTCGATCCTTCCGGTCTTCGCGAATTCCTTAACCTGGTCGGAATCGAAGTACATGGGGAACTCTTCGGCCCCTACTGGATCCCCTTCTTCATCCAGATCCCCCTCGCCGGGAACTCCCTCATCCATGGAGAACATCCCGTACTGGAAAAAGAAGTCCTGAGAATCATAGCTCGCGATAATGGTAAGCTGTGCGTCTGTCTTCTCGGCGATGATACAGAGCTCTCTCAGCATCTGCTCGCCAAGCTCGGAATCGGTGGGGTCTTTGATTGCCAGATAGGCCTCAACGTCGTCCTGTTCTGGGGATATGGTGTAGGACACGAACCCGGCAAGCTCCCCTTCTTTATAGACGACGAATCCGGGCTCCCCGGCCTGAATAGACGATAAGGCTATCTCAGCATGTTCCTGGAACTCGTCTGGAAACGATTCGATCTCGTCTCCCATCTTCTCGTTCACTTCTCGAGTAAATTCCACTCCGTGGCCGGATACTCCCTGATCTCCTACATGGGTTCCTCGAGGCAGACTGCCACCTCTCTTGCCAGGACGACCGGGATGATTCGAATACCCGGATCCGGGCCCTCCCTTGGCCGCCACCATGCGGGTACCGCACTTAGGGCAAACCTTCCCCGGGGCGCACGAAGAGTAGCCACAGCTCGGACATACCGCAGCGTTCTTCTGGAAGGTGAGAAAGATGAATTTTGAGGTGTGGTTATTGGGATGCCGTGTCTTTTTCTTCGAGTTAAACACAGCTGTTCCTCCGATAATGGTTTGACTTCATTATCGTAAGACGGCAGCCATGCTTAAAGGGGAGAGCCGTGTAGGGGGGACAAACTCGGTTAGGCTACTTCAGATTAGACCTCCTTCCGGAGAAGTAAGCCCTAAATTCCTCTAGGTATATCCTCTTATTGGGAGAGATGGTCAGCTCCTTCTTGTCGTGCATACGATAAAGGGTTTTTCTGGAGCAGCCGATAATCTTGCAGGCCTCCGTCAAATTATACGAAGGCTTCTCTGGAAGGTTGCATGATTTAAGGACAACCTCTCGGAAGTACATCAGATTTCCTCAAACGGATCAGAGTCCACTTCAACAGGAACAATCTCCCCTTCTTCTGAGGGGTCTTCTGAGTATCCAACAAGAACCCGGTCTTGCTCGATCTTCGACCTCTGCATGTCGTACAGAAGACGAAGCGTTCCTGTCTCTCCGTCCCTGCCCTTCAGGAGCTTCAAGATCCGGAACTGCACCGGGTTGGTGCTGTTCCTGTCCTCCTTCCTCTCAAATTCGAACGAGAGTACGATCGATGCAAGCTGCGATATGGCGATGGTGCCTGCGATACCCTCAAGTGTTCCTGGGGCCTCTTTGTTATACTGATATGTGGCAACGGTGGGGATTTCCTCAACCATTGACATGCTTTTGATGCGCTCCATGATCTCCATGGCCTTTTCCCACCGCGCGACGCCCCGCCAGTTAGGGATACGGAGCAGATACGCCCCGTCGACGCATAGCAGATCGGGATTGTGTTCTCGCACAACGAGCCCGAGGTCGTCGATTCTCGCGTAGAGTCCTCCTGGCAATACCCGGTAGTATGAGTTTGATTCTCTTTCGTCAAGGTAACCACGAGCCTTCCTCACAGCGAAATAGGACAGACGGCCGAGCTTCAGATGCTGCGTGCTAAGTCCTACCTGCATGGCCAGCAGGCGCCTTGCGACCTGTTCGGCTGGCATCTCCGTACACAGGAAAAGAACATTCGCACCTGCCTCATGAGCGGCCAGGGATACCTTCAGGGTCAGGTAGGTCTTTCCTACTCCCGTCTGGCCGACGATAACGATACTGTCTCCCTTCTGGGCCCCGCCGGAAACGCCGTCCAGATACGGAAACCCAAAAGGTACGCCGGACATCTGCCGGGGATTCTTCTGCAGCTCGTCGTGCTTGTCCAGTACCTTTCTCTGGAGTTCCGAAAGATCCATGATTCGGGTTTCTTTGTAGGATCCCCGAAGCAAGGAGTAAGCCTCACCAAGCAGGGCGATAGCCTCTTCCGTCTTATCTGCGGAGAGCAGATCATCGACTGCCTTCTTCGTTGCTTGGATCCGGTTAAACCGCCAGCGATCCTGGACCTTCTTAATCCAGTACTCTGGAGGCTCTGAGGGGAGATTTGAAAAACAGTCTGCTCTCTCAATTTCAGCTCTTATGGTGTCGATCTGCGGGTAGTCCCCAAAACTCATGAAATAATCAGAAACAAAAACATACGCCCTTCTCTCAGAGGCGATAAAATAATCCTCGTCGATCCCTGATTCGGTCAGGACGGAGAACGGCACAAAGTTCTCAATCAGGGACTTCAGAAGACCAAACCCGACTGTCGACATCAGCTAACCGGTCTTCCCGAATGAGAGGCCTGTGCCCACCTCTCGGCTTCCCTCAACAGAGTCCTCTCGACCAAATCGGTAAATAATGCATCAAAGTGCTGAATGATCCCGATATTGCCAGAAATCAGATGGGAAATAATTAGGGTACACAGGGCATGCACCTGATCGACGTACCGGTTCTTGTACTGCGCCATGAGGCTCTCGACAACCGTGCCCATGAACTCCGGATCGATGTTCGGATTCCCTGCAGTCAGGGCCCTTCTGATCTCAGGGAGGCGAGCTTCGAACATATCGTCGAAGTACTTCTGCATCTGCTTCCTACCGGCCTCGTAATAGCTGTCCATTCTTCCCTCCTACATAGAAACGCACACGAGCTTTGACTCTTCCCCAGAGAAGAGGTCAACCACACTTGTACCATACACATCAGAAAGTTTCCTCATCTCCTTGCGGGCCATCTCTTTGTCCACCGGCTTGCTCACAAAAATATCCGTGATGGTGGCCCTTCGCTGAACCTTCCTCTTCATCAAGACTGAAGACAGAAACATGCTCCCGGCCCGCTGAACAGAGATATTCACTGCATCGGTATATGGCAGGACAAGAAGACCAGTCTCTATCACCTGTTCCTCTCTTTCGTCTTCCACGCTCTTCTGCTGAAACATCATGAGAATATCTTTGATGTCGACTTCTTCAAAGGGCGTACCAGTATTCAAAACCCACAGAGCCTCAACATACGTATACAGGGTACGCATGTACGACGGGGACATACTGAAGCACACCACCCAGTTACGACTTCCCTGCAAAAACCTCAGAAGCTTTACGGCCTGATCCAGAGTCCTATCAGCAGGGGCTTCCCATACCCGTGTAGGCATGCGCCTGTTCTTGATGAGACTCACTGGCCATGCATATTTAAGTGCCTGCTGATCGATGTCCCAGGGAAATACCATCTCATTCATCTTCTCTCTCCATGTACTCCCGGTCTATCTCCTCCTGCGTAGGCGTTTTGCGGCGCAACATAGGTTTTTGTGTGTTTATCGTCGGACTGTCGTAAGTACGGAGTACTTTATCCATACTCGGGTGGACGGTATGCGTAACGGCTTCGCACTTGAGTGCAGAAATAGCGTCAAGGATAGATTCCCGGCACGTCAAAAAACTGACTAAGCTAGGACGAACGGGAAGACTCACAGGAACGCCCTTCAATGTCTGAATGGGCATTCTCCGTAGATGATCCCAGTTCTCCACCACCTCATCCAGCATACGGTAGACGTCCTCGGGCTCCTTGTCGTTGCTGAGGCAGAGCTTAACAAACCCCTTCAGGATCAGCCACTCCTGCTGATTCATCATGCTTGGATTTCCGAACCCGGCCTGTTCGCATTTTGATCTCCACGCAGACGACAGGGAACTGGCTGTGAGTGACCGATTCCCTCGTTTCGCCTGCTTTCGGACAAACGCGGCCTTGGTCTTCTCCTTCGCTCGCCGGATTATATCATCTTCCATGGATTAAGCTCCCCGATCCTCTCATTCAGAAATTCTCTCTCGTACTGAAGAGCGTCTTCGCGGGAATCAAATTCCTCGGAAAGATACAGGAAACTCTTTTCCTCCCCGCGGTTGAATATGAGAAGGATCAACCACTTTTGCTTTTCAGCATCGAACTCGATCTCGGTGGCTCGGGTCACTTCCAAGGGACCAAACTCCTTCCATGGAAACTTGTCGGTATACAGGCCAACCGCCTGTTTCCCGTCCGGGCTGATGAGCATTACGATACTGTCAGTTTTTCTCATGAATAACTCCCACTTCCTCCATGTAGTACTCCGGCGTCTTGCCGGATTCGGTGATCTCTCCGAAAGCTCTGAGAAGGTTCTTGGTGAGATCCTCACAGGAGGATCCCTTCACTCCCTTGACTTCCGTACGGACCTGCGTTCCGTCCGGGCTAATAAGGAGAACAATCGTCTTCATGGGTGCCTCCTATGCGACCTGGATTTCGAGACGAAGCCATCCATCTTCCTGAACCCTCTGGCTGGCCACCATTCCGCCAAGGGCTCTGGCCTCTGCCTTTGCCACCTCGGTGGTGTACCTCTGCATGAGCAGATCGCAATTCGGCCCACACTTCGAAACGAGAGGATTCCGCCAGTTATCCATCATAATGGAGTAGGTTCCGTCCTTCTCCTTGACAATACCGGCCTCCCCTCCTCTCTGGCCGCAGGAAATGACTCCCTCCACAGTCTTCGTGCCAGCAACGGTGGTCAGGTCCGTGGTTCCTTCGTGGAACTCGACTCCCATGTCCTCGCACGCCTTCTTTAGAAGGTAGAGCTTCTTGATCTTGACCTTTGACTTTGTCCAGTGGCTCATCCGAACCTCCTTCCTAGAATCTTAGTTTTCTGACCTCAACGGGCTCCCCGCTGATCTCGACAGGGATGATCGTGACAATCTCGCTAATCTCGCTCTTTGTGAGGTAAGTCTGCTTCCTGTAGAATAGCCTGGTGTTCTCGGAACACTTCTCCTCGATCTCTTCCTGAGTCATAAAATCTGCCTGACCTTCGAAGAAGTAGGGAAGGTTACAGTCCTTGAATCGCCCGATGCGTGGCCGAATGCCGATCCGGGTGGTCGAAGCAGAGCCGAGCCTCAGGAAGAAATTGTAATACCCCTTCCTCTGCCCGACTCCCTCCGGCTCAAAACTCATAAACACCTTGAGGTATGGACTGATAGACTGGAGTATGGCTCTCCGGTCGGTTTCCCGGATGAACTTGGTAACCAGGCCTCTTTTCTGAGCGTCGTAGAGGACAAGCTCCTGCCCGTCCACGATGACGAAAGCAAGGAATTTCACCTTCCCTACCCCACCGATAGTCTCCACCGCGCCTTTGAACTCGAACTCGTACATGGTCCCCTCACCACGCAGAAAAGGGGCCGAAGCCCCTCTCTGTTACGACTGGTCTTCGTTTCTCTTCTTTTTCATCCGGACGTTCTTCTTCGTCTCGGCCCCCTCGCCCTTCGGGGCTCTGGGCTGCCCGGCGAAAACGACGCCCTGTTTCGCGGCGGTCTTCTTCACATCGGACATCTGCGTCTGACCATAGGTTCCGGAACCGAGCTTCTCAGCCCCCTTCGACATCTCCCATCCGCCAGAGCCCAGGACGATGGTGAGCCCCTGAAGATGCAGGCCCGCATCATCCTGAGACCATCCCTGCCTGACGAGATTGGCCCTGAGCATGGCTCTCTGACGATCCGTCACTTCACCCATAAACTGCCTCCTTTCAAATAAGCATCCTTCCCATCATTATTGGGGAAAGTATAGCACAATTAAACTCTTTTGTCAACGCCTAAATTGGACGCTCGAAAACCTCTCATATTCCTTGCCGTGGGACGGCCAGAACTAGGCCTTGCCCGGTCCTGGACCCCTTCACTAGAGGACATGGGAACATTCCGGTACAGCCGATCGATCAAAGCCTTCGGGTCCCAGGCAATATCCCGATAGCTCTTCTTCCTCTTGCTGAACCCGTAGATAACGCCAGCCACCGCATCCGACAAGTCTTTGCTGTGGCCGACTTCGTGGTCGATTTTATTGCTCGACCGATCGATCTCGAGGTGGCCGAATTCGTCGATAAGGACCTCGCTATCCGGCATAAGTACACGGTCATCCCTGAGAGCGTTCTTCGTTTCATTGTATCCATCCGGTTTACTGTCTAGGGAAACAAGAGAAGAGGGCATCCCCTTGGCTCGAAACGCCTGCATGGTGGCTATAGATTGCCAGCTGTCCAGCGTCACGAAGGAAATCGGAAGATGCATACCTATCAGCAGGACCAGATCTCGAAGCACGTTCAGATCGATTTCTCCGTGAATGGGAGGCGCGACCTTCAGCACCCCGACCACGATGATAACCGGCAGCTTCCCCTGAGCCTCCTCCACATAGTCACCTTTCTGGGGGTCTAAAACCTTCCTCACTCCGATGTCCCTCGTGCCTCCGATACACCCGATGGCAATACCTGCAGCATCGTCCCGGTACCCGAAGTCAATATGCACTCCAAACGGGGCCAGCTTGGATATTAGCCTGATAAACGGCATATTCAGCAGCCCAGACAGCTGAGAAGGAAACTCGTCAAAAGGAATATGGTCTCTCTGGAAAACCTGATTGTAGTTGAACAGCTGCTTGTAACGGTTCATGGCCCTACGTACAGCATCGGTCTCGAGAAACCGCCCCCTCTTCGCCAGGGGGATCCCGGCCACGTTCCGAATAGCCGTATCCATGTCCCTGGAAAACTCAGTGAAGTACTCGATGGGAACTTCGATAACCCCTTCTTTGACAGCCGGCTCATCGACATGGACGGATCCGCGGGTAGTCTCCGTAGGAACAATAACCCAGAACTTCTTTCCCCCGAACCGATCCTGGGGAAGAGCTTCCCACTGGGGCATCCTCATGACGTAAATCTGAGGGTTCGTTTTGGCTTCTTCCACCTTCTTATCGATGAAGTCCCCTTTGTAGTTTGCGGAGGATATGAGAAAGAGCTTTCCGGGTATACGACCGTGTGTAGCAAATCGAGACTTCAGGCGCCCGAGGACTACCTGGTAGAGCTTCTCCGCCTGGTCGTACTCCTCCTCGCCGGTATGCTGTGTCAGCTTTGACTTCGCTACCCTGCCCATGAAGTTCATCTCGTCAATGACGGCCGTGAAGATGTTCATGCCGAGAGCAGAGGTCTCTGTTCCCGCCAATGGCACTATCGAGATATTGTGGGCGAACTTAAGTTCAGACTTATAAGAGTGCGAATAGGGGAAGTGTTTGGGAAAATATCCCGACGCTTCAAGTCTTCCCGTGAACTGCGTAAAGACGACGCGACGCGCCAGTCCAAGATTCTTTGACTGGAAGGAAAAAACGATGCCCGATCCCGGTGCAAGGCCGTAGTAAATTTGCGGAGAGAAGAGACATGACATGCGATAGAGCTGGTATGCGACCGACATATCAGCGAAGTAGTTCTTTCCGATACCAATGGCTCCTCCGAGGACGACTTCATAATACTTTTCGGGCTCCTTCCAGAGGCTAATCAGGTTCTCCATGATTCGGGGCCGTACATGGAGCCCCTGATTCATGTACTCCGGACTCTCTATGAACTCGATGATGTCTACCGGGTCCCTGATAAATCCAGTCCTTGTTATGTCGATCTGCTTGGCCAGAAGACGAAGGGCTGTTCTTTTCTCTACGTGCTGCCCATAAATGACCTTCATCTTCTCGACCTGCTCCAGAAGCAGGGCCTTTGCCCCAGCAGAAAGCTCCCGCTCCTCACACAGTCGGTCAATGAAATGACGTAATGCCTCTATGGATACCGTGTCGCCTTGGCTGAATAGATAGCTCATATGCTATCTTATCGATACTTTGTGTCAAAGATTCAAGTTATTTCTTGCGAAATAGGTGCCACACATACAGACATTGCCCCATTCTTGACTTATACGGCTTTCTTGGCTCGATTCTGCTTTTTCCCGTGCTGAGCCGGTACATGACCCCTCGGCTTGTGATCCGCGCCCTCGCTTCCTGAATCTTCTTCTATCTTCGCATCTTTATCTACCTCCTTGCCCCTGAAGGGCATATGATTGTACAGGGGGCACATCTTGATATGGCAGTCCACCTTACCGTCGATGTAGTACCCCATGCACTCGTAGCATTTGGCCAGGATTGCCCCTTTATGGGTCAGCTTCTGACCTTCAAAGTGCTTGATCAGCTGATTCTTTCCCTGTGCCGTCTTTCCTTTCTCGATGAGATATGTGAATCTGTCAATCATCGCAACACCTCTACCTTTTCATATCCGCATCCTTCGCAGATGTAGGTGACTATCACTCGAAGATCCATAGCAATGGTGCTTGCCTCTATTTTGGTTTGCTGGCTTGCTACATTAACCGGCACTCCAATTCCTGGAAACTGGTAATCGATATTCTTAACCTTCCATAGATGCTGGCTGAGCTGTGTGCAAAGCCTGGTTGGTCTGGCTGCTTCAGGACTATCCAGTTCGATCTCTTGAGGGTGTAGCGGGATACCGCTCAACGGATTACCGGACGGGGCTCCTCCAAGAGTCAAGTTACCGTCTAACCACTGCAAAATATGTTCGGTGTTTACTGCTTCGTAATTCTCCGGAATATTGGCCTTGAATTTTACCCTGATTTCCATTCTAATCCCTCCTTCTAACATCTGTTCTCCATGAGTTTAATGGAGAACAGCATCCCTGTCCTATATAAAGGCTGTGTGAGAATTCCGCCACCTCCTTGCATCGATACATACTCTGAGCCTCATCCCAGTACAAAGAGGGGCACTGTTCTCTCATGTGTGCCGGGTGAAGCAGCAGACCTAGAGTACAGGTAGCCTCGATACAACAGTATCCGCATCCGACACACGGCTTTCCGATCCGTTCCATACCTTACTCCCGTATCAGGCGAATATTCCTCTTAGGAGGCGCAGGATTATTCTCGGCCTCCATTACAAGACCACACATACGCTCGTGGCCTGCCTCTGCTTCTTCATAGGTAGCGTATCTTTCCATTTCCCCGTCCAGTCTCCCTCCGAATACCAAAGTCTCGAATAGGATAGGAACAGAACCACCAAACGAGTGGTCCAAGCCCAGAAACGTTGTGCTTACTAGCACTTCCCCTATGTAGCTCTGCTTGACATGCTTAGTTCCGTTCTTTATGGCACTCTCTAACCATATTCCCCAATCAGTCATGTCAAAAACTTGATAGGGTGTTTTTCCTATGAGAACATAATACCCGGCCATTTCTCCCTCAAATGAGGGAGGCCGACCCGAAAGCCGGCCCCCTTCGAGACCAAACTCTAATGAACTCCGTAACAGTGCCAGATCATGTTCACGTACTCATACGAGCTGGCGACATGATCGGTGTTACCTGCCCCACCACCGCCAGTAATCCCGGTAATGGCCGCGAAAATCCACCCAAGGCTGACTCCTCCTCCCTGATTCGTTGCATTAGACTTCACGCCTTCGTTCACGAGGGCCGCTTTCAGGACGGCGTATGAGCAGGACTTCTTGAGGAGCCTTCTGGAACACCCGCCCCACACGAGTCCGGGCTTGTCGTCCGGGCCAGCGGAATCGCAATAGACGGGCCCGAGAAAGTACAGGGATCCCTTCTTCTCTTTTCCCTGGTCGTCGTAGATCTTCACATCCTTATGATTAAAGGGCTTGCAGGCCCCCAGGATGTCCTTCCCTTCTTGATCCTTTCCGACCACTTCCCTCTCCTGATCCGAGCAATACTCCCTGTTCTTGCGGCCATCCCGAACCATAAAGTACTTGACCGGAGAGGTCTTCTCGAAGACAGCATCTCTGATGTTCCCTTTGTCAGGAAGGCCGTTCACCATATCCTCGGTCCACTTCCCTCTGGAAAACCAGAGCTGGTCATGAACGTAGGTGCTCTCCTTAAGGTTCCCGTTATAGGGAAGAGGGGATGCAGGAATAGCAGAGTAGGAATCCAAAAAATCTGGGATCTCTTGAGACGTAAAGGATACATTACCGGTATTCCCGATGTTCCCGGAATTCCCTCCTACGGAAACAGATGCCGAGGGAGAGCCGACAGTAACCGGTCCTACGCTCCCGACGGACACCTGCTGCGACATCCAGGACTGCTGGACGGCTGTGACCTTAGTCACCTGAGTAGGGCTGGAAATGAGGGTGTTCCCTTTCTGCGGCTTAGGCTTACAGCACCCATAAAGATTTCCGTTATCCGCCAACGCGACACTCGCCGTCAAAAAGAAGACGGCCACGACCAGAACAAAACACTTCTTCATGCTCTCCTCCTGAGATTGTTATTTCTCTCCCTGGGATGCCAGTTCCCCCTCGTTTTCCTTCATTAGTCTCTCTATATGATCCTGAAGATTGGAAATAATCCTCAGGCGTAGACGTATTCGAGCAGCCCGGCTTTCTGGATATCGACATCTCATAACCTTGTTACACTGTTCGCAAGAATCGGTATACCGGAGCAAACTCCAGCAGCCGAACTTCAGCTCGCTACTTTTGACGATCCTCGCTTTCATGGATCCTCTTCTCCAGCTTAGACTTCTCTCCTTCCAGACGAACAAACCGCTGAACGTTTTCCTGGTAATATTCCAGGAGATGCTCTGCTTCTCTGATATGTCCATCCTCCCGGAGCTTCTGGATCGCTTCCTTCACTCTAGCGTCCATGGCTCACCTCCTTTTCGACAACCGCTCCATCTCGTACGTTATGGCCTTCTTGATTGGGTAATACTTTGTTCCGCAGCTGCCGACAAACTGCTCTCCGTCTTTCCACCAGGCATAAGCCCATAGAGCCAGGTCTACCCCCTCAAGAAAGGCCATCCTGGCCTCTGCGGTTCGATACTTTTTCGACTCCTCTACAAAATCCATACCCTACCTATGAGCTACCATGAGAGTTTTCTTCTTTCCGAATCGAACAGCCCGATCATAAGAATCCATGTAAATATCGATTCGCTTCGTCCATTTTTTATGCATCCGGTCCCGAACCACGAAGCTTCCGATTCCATTCAAAAACAAACGGTCTCCGAATCGGACTCCTCTTTTTTCGAGGTCTCTGGAGATGGCCGCCGTTCCTTCTTTTGCGGGCACCCCGGAGGCTGTAATGCAGTTTGTCGCCTTACACTTCATCTCTACTGGCGTGTATGCTGTTACCGTTACCATATCTCTGAAAACGACCATTGGCATCGCACGATTTACTTCCGCCGGAGAAGCAGTCACTATTACGACCGTCAATGCCAGCAGTAAGGCGAGACGCTTTACTGTCCTCATTGGCGTTCCTCCTCGTTACTGTTAACGGCTACTGTATTCGATTGTTCAGACCTCCTGTTCTTTTTTCTTCGGAGTTTCGTTATCCTCACCGAGCCTCAGTCTATCCGAAGTTTTCGGATAGGAGGCCCTGTCGGCTCCGGCTCCTTATTCGGCTTCTCTCCTTTAAGCAAGCTCTTGGCCGCTTCTCTGAAAGCAGGATCAGGAATACTTCGGGAACGAGCATGAGGCTGTTCCCTGACCTGCCCTGTAGGAGACTGAGAAAAGGAACGGGCGGATGCTGTTCTACTGCCGCCCCATTCTATCATTCGATTGATAGACTGCTCCATATGTGGAGCTAGGTCTTCTCTAAATAAGAGACTATAACGAGCGACTGCTGCCCGAAGACAGGGAATGTACTCCGGAAGGCCTTCTCTCAGTCTCTGATCCGCCATGTAGATATAGGCCAACAGCTTCGGTCTTGTAGTGACCTTATCCAGCCGAGTAAGAAGCTGGGCGGAGCTCATATAAGACCATCGCATTTGCTCATGCCGCAAAGCGGCATCGGTAAAGATTCTTCCGTATACCTGAGGCATACTCCCCTCCTGAAAGATATTCCGAATCCCCGGTATCCTCGGGCCGTCACTTATCCTCTCTGATCCTCTTAAAGACAGGGAATCGCATTCTCTTGTTGTTCCCGTATCCCTGATGTAGAACCTCGACGACCTTGCCAAGGATGGCTCCCTTGTTCTGCCAGTAAAACTCACGGAAAGGAAGGTCAAATCCGGTTCCAACATCACACAGAACCCCATTAGGCTGCTGGACGGTGAGCTGCAGCAGGGTGATAATCTCGCTCTGCATCTCGTTCTCGATTATCGGGAAGGGACCGCCCTTGACCTCGACAACCCGGACTTCCGAGGTGTCCATCACCTTCATCTTCAGCAGGGCGTTGCTGCGCTTGAAGTCATAGTCCAGCTCCATCGAGCGGAGCATGATTCCCTCGTAGCCGGCTTCGATGGCTTCCTTCAGGGGACCCTCGTACTGCCCGCCGCTAACGGCCTTGATGTAGTTCTCCTTAATCTCCTGGGTGTTAGCATTGCCGCCAAATGTACGCCTAATAAAATCGGTTTGCAGGATGTTATCGGTATACCCTTGCGGCTCCCTATTTAGGTAGCGATCGATGTCGCCCGCAACAAAAACATGATACTCGAGGTCGGCCGCTGCGTTTCCGGCGCTAGTCCTCATTACCTTACCCTGGATTTCTTCGAACTTGAGTCCATGCCTATAGAGCTCTCCATCGAAAAAGGTCTTACCGTGGGCCTTCCGGTAGTACTCGAGGTCTTCCTTGATGTGGTCGGCCGTGACGATCTCTTTTCCCTTTCTGGAGTAGAGGGTCCACTTGTTTCCCTGATAGAGAGCAATGGCCCGTACACCGTCGAGCTTATAGGACCATCGGTAGATTGGTTCGTAGACCTTCTCGATAGAGAACTTGTTGGCAAGTTGGACGGGGAAAGTCCGGACCAGATCGGGAAAAACTTTAAGAAGCCCTCTGACACTAAGACCGCAATGCCAGCTTTTGTCGACCACACCATAGAGCAACTCCTGAGATCCTCGATTAAGTTGTTTCATTATGGCTATGATCTTCTCTTTGTTCTTGACCGGGGTGAACTCCTTTGCACATGAGTGCAAAGTAGACTCGATCTGGTCTACGTAATTCTCGATCTCTCCATCACCGGCAGGAGGGATGTCGAATTCGTCGAGCTTCACGTTGAACTTCAAATCCGGGTCGAATGTGAGCTTCAGCAGTGTTGTGAGGGCGGGAGAGTTGTTGGCGAGAATGTGAGCGATCTTCTCACTCGGCTTCGACGTACTCTTCAGATCGTCGATAAGATTGCTTAACATGGCGGTTGGCCCCTTTCCATTGTTATGGAGACAATCTTACCACAGATAAAAATTTTTGTCAACCGCTTATTTGGAGGTCTCGATATCTCAGATAGCAGAACCTGCATAACCCCCTGACCTCGTTCCATGTGCAACCCCATGATCTGCATAGAGGCCATCACCGGAAAGCGCTCACCATACTCTGTGAAACTTCCACCATCAGCTTCCCGCACGTATAAAATGCGAAACAGGCAGTAAAGCACACAGCAAATATAACAATCAGCTTCTTTGTGTCCCTGTCCATCCTTTCCTACCTTTCTGGTATGGCTTCTACTTTTCGGTAAACCCGTTGCAGGACTCCAGCCACACAGGATCAAAGTTAGCCGGCCAGAAGAACCAGCCGTGAGCAATTCCGTGTGGATGACCCTTGATTTCGAGGGCTGCAGCCGCCCCCGCATACCTCCCGGATAAGACCCGGGCAAGGGCCTGGAAGTAGCCTCCCAGACCCCCGACCTCAGGGTGATCACACGAGGAATGGGCATCTCCGGGAACATCCCGACGATACTTGCACCTGTAGCAATCGGGCCCCTTCCTCATGCCTCTGCTCCCGCGAACTCGGCAGCTTTGGTAATACCTACAAACTCCCCTTGTTTGGGCTTTCTGGGCGTCCTGGGCTTTCTAGTGAGCTTCGGCTTGCTCTCGGAGCAGGCCCTCTTTCGGAGGTCTCCGACGATCTCGATAACCAGGGGACGGACCTTCTTCACAGCCAGGGAGCTATCCGTCTTTGTATGCTCCGCCAATGCGAGATGTGCCTCCACTTGTTCCGCCAGTACCAGCAACTCTTTGTCTGTCATACTCCGCTTCTCCTTTCTAGGTATTTGTGGGCTAAGGCGAGTCTTCGCCTGTAGTGCTCGAGCCTGTCGGCCTTAAACCGAATATTCTCCTCCTGGGTTTTAATAATCTCCTTCGCAGAGAGGAGCCTCGACCGAAGAATCTCCTCCCCCTGGCGCCGGTTCCACGCTGCCACTATCTGGTCCTTGAACCGGGTCGTTTCCTTCTTCGTGACCCCGCAAACGGCGCAGCTCACCGTCATCCCCGTCGCTCCGGTAGGATGCCGGTACGGAAGAAGACGGGGCCTCCCTCCGCAAAACGGACACGGCAGTAACCGGTCCTCGGCTTTCTTTCTTGACATGGCCAACCTCCGTAGAATAATGCTCGCAGGCAGGACTGTCTCGTACCATCCATCTCCCATGCCACTTGCTGGAGATACTGGTACACTTCTTATCTATTCGGTACCCGCAATTCCGGCAGAGTCTCTTTCTCGTATCGGGTTACCTTTTCTTGATGACTTCCATGTCCTCGTAGGGCTTAATGCCCTTCTTGCCAATCTTCATCTGCCCTTTGTCGTCATACTGGCACCAGGAGCCGAGGTCAGGCTCTTTGAAAATGCACGGACGAGCTTTACGCTTAACCACAGGAACGGGCTTTGGTTCCTCGTAGGGCCTAACTTCTGTGATAATAGGAGGACTCAACGGCCTCTTCTCTGGATCCTGACTGGTGCAGGACCCAATAATCGACATGCCGAACATAAAAGCCAAAACCAGATGAAAGTCTTTCATAGAAACCTCCGTTGGTAGGAGCCGTTCTCCCGGACGCCCGAATAGAGCGGGACTTAACGCCGACCCTATAAAGGGAGGGAAAGGGGGCACTCCCGGGGGAGCCTTCCGGGGTCGCCTCGCGGCGCAGGCCCCCTATCCCTCGCTCTACAAAGATACGCTCTTTTGGCTCCGGAGGATGCTCTCTTTCAGGCAGTTTTGTGGTAATCGGGCCAACCTTTACTTCTTCCCGTCCTTTCTGACTATAATATAGAGTTGCTGTTTCCTCTCCTCCTTCATTCCGAGCAACCCCTTGCTAGGCATAGGATATACAACATATATCCCATGTATTTTCCGGCCCATCATGTACAGTTCTATCTTTCCTGTGTCAGGATCAAAGAATCGGTATCTAGCCGGTCCGTGATCCCAGACCTCCAAGTATCCTGCTCCGTAGCCGGATTCGATGGTTCCTGTAAACCTTGCACACTCAGTACTGTGGTCGGCTACTTTTATCCCGAGACGTCGCTCTCCTCGAGCTTCGGAGAGGTTCTTCGGTACAGCGAAAGAGAACCAGCTATCCGCCACCCTGGTATCGCGTATGCGGAGGTCGTAATGAGGCGGCCGGCGCCTTACCGTGTTGTGCTTCATGATGTAGAATTCAGTAGCCAGCTCCATGATCTCCTCCTACATCCAGAGCTTCCGAATACCCAGCCTTGCCCTTCTTTTTCTTTTTCTCTTAGAGAAGCGTTATGCTCCCTGTAGAACCTCATCTGTAATGGGAGACCACTCACGAGTGAGTGTACCGTTATTCTTGACCATGCGATACTTCACTTTGCTCTTGCGTTACTGGACCTTGTACTACTCTGCCACAACATCAGCTCACCACACTTTTCCTACAGGATACTTCGCACGGCTGAACAACACCAATACACTAGGCAACTTTGCCAAGACCCCACAATACCAAGCTGTGCTTGGCCACTACCGAGCCTATACGGAACATAAAGAGAGATTACGATACCCCTAGTATACATATCCGCACACCGCACGAAATTGCCTTTCTTTACCTGCACTCAACAATACTTATACTACTGAACCAAACCGATGCAGTTAGGCATTGCCTATATCAACAACCTCGAAGCGTCCGTAGGACCCATTCCGGAACTGACCGAATCCCTGAAACTGCCCGTACTCGAGCAGCCGCTTCACGACATCAACGGTAATCTCCTTATGAGGGAGAACCTTGATGGTAAAAGACAGCTCCGTTCCGGCCGATACGAAGTCAGACCGGATAAGGGTAACTCGTGGACCGGTCTTCAGCATGACCCGGATAGGGCGCTCGAACACCCCGTCTGCTTGCTTCTTTCCTCCAAGATACACCCGGCGTGGAAACACGAAGACGTAATCCGTTATCTTCGACCGAAGGTTCTTGATCCCGATCTCATCCTTCAAGACATTCGCGGCGTTCCGGATGAATCCGCGTACCAGATAGTCGTAGACAAAGATACCATTCTCGTCCTTATGGAATCCTGTCCACCCGGACTGCTCCATCTTCTCGAGATCGGATTCGTCCACTGTCTCCGCTTCCTGATCGGTAACCGATTCAGGCTTTTTCGATTCAATGTAGCTGGCATACACGGACTTGTCGTATGGTACTGTTCCGAGCATGTCCTCCGTCAACCTGACTTTGACCTGCAACTCTTCCATGGCTCCTCCTTATGTCTTCGATTCAGGGAATGGAGCGCTCAGCAAGGCCCCAGCCCATTACCATCGTCCTCTCAGGACTCTTACTGTCCCCATCGCCCGATCATCCGCCCTTCTGCCTGCCCGAGATCGTGCCACTCGACCTCTTTCGTGTAGGGAACGGCAGCGTCCCTGTAGATTCGCCCAGAGAGCATATACGTATGCCCGTTCGGAAGGTTCAGAAGAAGCATGACCTCTTCTTTCCTCAAAGATTCCGGGAACTTACTCACTTCCCCATACTGCTCAAGGAGTTCCTCTGTCCTCGTGGCGTCCTGCAAGCCGGAGGACCAGGCCTCTGCGATTAGGAACACGCACTCGGCAGCAGTGTTCATGGCAGCGGCATGCACTGCCTTCATATAGAGGGATTTCATCTCCTGTGTATCAAAGCGCAAGGGAATAACGATTCTCTTCGGCTCGGGATATGAGCCAAAGACGATGGCCAACGGATGGACCTGCCCGATAGCAGACAGCATCTTGTCGGCCCGGGAGAATAAGTCTTTTTCAGCGAAGAACTTCAACTCCCTCAGTCTTTCCTCGGTCATACTCCTTACTCCCTTCTTTTATTGTAATCTTCATAGAAGCTGCGCCGCGTCAGAGAAATCGAGGACTATCTTAATCCCGCCTTTCTGCGAACCCTCTACCATGGCAGTATCCTCACTTTGCTCAAAAACCACAGTACTGCACATGAGTGCATAAGCAGAAAGAATACGAAATTAAAAGGAAGAATCGTACACGGTCTGCCGGCATCTCGGGCAGTACTCGTAGATAAGCTTATTCGGTTTTGCCCCTGTAGCGACTTCATGGAACACCTCACATTTCGGGCATTTCGCCCTGCTCTTATAATTCCGGCTGAGGGCTCTGGTGTCGGTCCCCAGTCGCCCGTCCTTCTTTACTACCCTCCCATGAGGGATCGCCTTTCCTTCTGTCATCTTACCTCTCAACATACTCTCTTTCAAAGACCATCCTGTCGGTAAGCCGCGCCCATTTCCAAAAGGCCCGGAGCTTTTTCAACTCCAGTTCCGCGGCGGTTAGCTGCTTCTGTAGTCTCTCCACCTCTGCTTCTGCGGCAGCTAGTGCCTGCCGTGCCTCCCTCAGGTCATCCCTGAGGGCCTTATTGATGATCTCTACCGAGGCGAGGGCCTCCCGCAGGTGCCCGATTTCATCGCCCCGGCAATCGTAGCAGAGATCGTCCGGGGAGCAGTCGTCCCGGTCGCATGGCCACCAGCTATTGCACTTCGGGCAGTCATGTACGTGGTCGCTCATTACTTTCCCTCCCTTGCCCACTTTCTGCACAGCTCCATGTGCCCGATGCGGGCCTTTCTCGGGTCGTTATAGCCCCGAAAATCTACTTCCGAAGGAGTTTCCATCTCATACGGACAGCACCCATTCTTCGATTTTACCGCACGGAACACCATCGTCTCGTACAACCGCCCGCATCCTACGGGCTCGAATTCCCTGGCATCTGCTCTAGATGGCAATTCTCCGACGGTAGACACTATATACCTCCCGACACACGTGCAGAGCCTGAATCTGCACTCACCGCCGCGGATATAGTGCCCGGCATGCGGCATCCATGTCCATCTAGACTTTTCCACTTTCCTCCTCCCTCTCTAGGAGTCTGTAGCGGGCCGGATTTTCTCGGCAAGAAGTCACCGGCGATTCGGGTTTGACCACAACATCCTACTGGGCTGTTCGGAGTGGCCACTTGCCGCAGCATCCCATCAAGGCCGCTACAGACTCGGCTATGTCACAATTCTTTTTGGCCTGCACCCCTTAAACGGACATAGAGCCCACAAGCCAGCAGCACAGCCCACAACTGGATCACGAGGGTCTGTAGCACCAACGCGATGAAGCGATGCGGGTGAAACACATCCTGTGCGCTGCGCCACCACGCGTACAGACGCCCGTCGCACCAGCGCCTGTCGGCATAGAACAGGACTGCTATGCCGATTACATGATTACTCACCAAAAGCAGAGGAATCAGCCAGCGCATGTCCATTTATTTCCCCTCCTCGTCTTGACGTAGTAGCTTACTGGATCGTCCAGTAGCCACCCAAAAGAACTCACCCCTCATACCTCGCAGTAAAGACTTTGGTGTACTGCTTGCCTCTCACGTAGACATCTGCTGCCGCCTTTAACAGCCAATTCATAATTAGATACCGTTCCTCGTCCGTCATTTCACCGGCCCCCCTAATCGTCAGCGTTGCAACGGGCGGCTTCTTCGCTGCTTTCTTTTTCAGCACGGCCAAACCTCCTTCTGTCGTTCTTTAATCCATTTTTGCAAGGAGGGGTTCCCATGTTGTTTTATGCTTAATTTCTAATCTCATTGTTTTCCCGTTACGGGAAGTCATTTTCCGTCCCCCAAATGGTGCCGCTCAAACTGCCCATCGAAGTAGTCATCAAGAATCTGCCTAGCCCGCTCGTCCCAAGCCACCGCGTGATCGTAGTACTGGGGGCTGCCTGCCCATGCCAACGGTGCCGCCTCGCATATCAGATCAATCAGCACCTTCTCGCGGGCCTTGAGGCAGGCAAGCTCGGCGTCCTT